TGTACTTTGCTTTTGATGTTGTTACGGATGTGTATGTCATTGAAGAATTTCCACCATATGATGGCTGCCAATCCAATAATCTACTCTCATAAATCGGTCTATTGATAAGATTAGCAGCTGTAAAAGTTGGAACGCTCCAAGTATATCCAGCACCAGCGGAAAGAGTAGCGGCGAAACGTCCTATGTTGACAATCACATCGTCAGCAGCTATAGCAGAACCATATTTGTAAAATAATTTTTCGGACGTATCTGATGCCATATTTACATCAGCTCCAACGTTTGCATAAGGGATTCTTGACCAACCAATTGTAAACGTCGAGGATGCTGCTCTCCATCCCAAATAAACAAATAAATCTGTTTCTTTTGTGGCTAGTTCTGCACTTCCAAGATTTGCGTAGTTTGTACCAGCATTTGCAGTTATTGCTAAAGCACTCGTAATCTCCCTAATTTCATCTCCTATTCTTTTCCTGATAGGATTAGCTGCTGTCGGGTCGCTTCCGTCCAGATGTTTCAGAGCCACTGTCAGATTATTGGAAGTGACAGAGGGGACTATTTTGTAAGGAGTTTCGTTGGTAAGTTCCAAAGCGTCTTTTGCTGTGAAAATAAGCGTCACATTCTTTGTTCCCGCAGAAAAATCAACCAAAGAACCTGCGTTGGAAGAAGCATAAACAGTCACTCTAGTTAAGGTGTCTGGAGTTCCGTCAGTGAAAACACCCTCTCCCACTTCCCACTCGGATTGGTCGGTGGTTTCAATGAGATATCTAACAGTTGCCCCACTTGTTACAGCGGAAACGAATGTGCGAAAACCAGTCGGTGCAGTACCTGATAGGGAAACCGTGCCTGTTCCAGTGGTTGTTGTTTCTTCTTTTATTCTGTCTTTGCGTTCAAGCATATTTTTTTATTTCCAAATTAATTTTTCTTGTTCCTTAAGTTGCGCCAAATCGCTTTCTGACCAGCCGAGAATCGGCCAAAATTTTTCTATCATCCACGACATTGGACGGATCTGCCCTTCGAATTTACTATTAAAGAAAAGTTCTTTAGCCATTCTCTTGGCATTTTGAACTTGTGTATTACTTTGAGGATATGGAAACCCGAAATCTTTTTGCGTCCGGAACATGTGAGAATACCAAGTATTTTTATTCACCACCAAGCGATCGCCAGTAAGCCAAGTCTTGCAGGCCACTTCAATTCCTTGTGATCCCCATGAACCGAATTCCTTGGCGCAAATGTTCAAAGCCCAATATCGTTCTCTTGTAAGCATGAAACATGCTCCGATCAAAGACATAATATCAACGACCTTCCCCTGGGCTTCTGGTCTTTTTTTGTATTCTGGCCAGTATTGGAAGTGCGGTTCACTGTCAAATCTCCAAAATTCAGTCCTGCGATTCAATCGTGGCTTCCAAACAAGTTTCTTTTTAAAATCAGTAGTATTATCGCAATCCTCGCATTTAAGCGGAACTGGTCCCATATAAGTCCTTTTTCCGCATTTCATGCATTTCCAGTCAAAAACGTGGAGATTGTACATAGCGGGAACCATAGTGACGTTGTCTCCGACCTCCTTGTAGGCATCCATCATCTTAACGTCGAACCCCTCATCAAAAGCTACATGAGCGTCGCATTTAAGGACGTATTTAGCTTTTGAAAGTCTTACCCCCTGATTAGTAGCTTCTCTTTGTCCATACGGTTCTGGGGTGTACAGTATAGTGACATCTTCATGATCGATGAGAGCAGGCTTAGCCCAGAGACCATCTAAAACAACAATGACTTCGGTTGCGCCCCTTTTGTTTTTAAGGATGTCTTCAACGGTGTTTTTTAAAAATTCTTCATTGCGCGCCGGGATTATTACCGCGAGATCGTAAGATTTTTTGGACATATTGTATTTTTCGTGCTATAATTAAAAAGTAATTATTTATATAAAATTATGGCTCAATCACCACTCCCCCAGGAGGAAGAAAGAGAACTAATGGATTTTCCTGAAGCCATCAGGGAAGCGACTATCGGTAAAAAGATACGAAGAGAATTTTGGCCGGAAGGAGAATTTGGGTATTTCAGGGGCGACTTCCTGATGATCCACAAGGATTCAGAAGACTTTTTCTGGAGGGTGAGCATGGGCGACGCGGTGGAATCGGATTGGGTTTCTTTTTAAATCTTTCTGAATTTCGCATACATAAGCTTTTCTTTCGGATAAACGGTTACACATCCTTCTAGGACGTAACCGTTTTTTTCTACAAATTTTACAAGTCCAGCAGGCGACCATTCTTGAATATGGTATTTATCAGTCAATGTTCCATCATCTTTTTTCGGAGGGGTATTTATATATAAAATAGGAGCCACACGCAACGCTTCGGCTAATGCTTTTTCTGGAAATTCAAAGTGCTCTAAAACGTCTATCATTGTAACGGCTTCAAAACTATTGTCTTCGAAAGAAAGTTCGTAGGCATCGCCTTGGATAACATCGACTCCTTTTTCTTGAGCAAGTCTCACTCCTTCTTCTTCATATTCGATACCTTTAGCTCCAAGAAGTTTAGTGATAAGCCCATCTCCAGCCCCGACATCAAGGACATTCTTTTCTTTCACCCAGTCCTTAACCCGATTGGCGTGAGTGTGATATTTATTGTTCACATCGGCATATTCCCTGTGGTGATATGCGCCCTTCTCCTTATACTTAGAAAATTCCATTATTTTAGAAAGTTTAAATCTTTAGTGTTGCTGAATACGCTTGTCCAAGGCTTGCTTTCTTGCCAGATGTGCATATATTTGAAGAGTGGGAATGCTTTGTGAAGTTCGTATTTCTCCTCTTTCTCCGTGTCATGCATTATCAGGTAATCTGCATGATCTTTAAACTTGATTAAATCTATTACGCGCCTTTTGTCTGGATGATGATCTATGAAAATTACTCCCCATTTTTCCAGCGGAACAGAACCCCAATTGTCTTCTTCCACGAAACGAACTCTATGCAGATGACTCTGGAATCCCTTGCAAAGCCTGAAGTATTGCGGATCACTTTCGTAAGTGACTAATTTTCTGCCTTGAATTTTACACATCCAGTGAAGGAGAGGGGTGCTAAATGGTCCTCCTCCTAGTTCAAGAACCGGACCTTCGCTTTTTTGGAGAACCTTGATGAGAGTTGTCATGTGGGTCGTCCAAAGTTTTACTGTGCTGACTTTTATGTTTATCATTTGAAGTGTTTTAATATGTCCGATGGTGCTCCCCAGTTGGGAATCGAGTGTGCCCGAAGGGTCCCGTGTCTCTTCCAACGTCTTCTGGCCCTGTCATCTAAACCGAATTCGTGGTTGATATTGATAATCGGATTATAAGTCGAGAAGTCTTCTGATTTTCTTTTGGTGAGTCCTAATTGTTTGTCGGATCTCCATCTCCCAGGCTCCCCTGTCGCTTCTGGTGGAGTTCCGTTGGGATATTTAGCGAACCTTTCTTCCAACGCGTCTATAAGGAGTTCCCGATTACAGATAAGTGTCCAATTGCCTCTACGATTTCTCCATGAAAACATTGTTGGATCCCATCGAAATAAAGACCAATGACTTAAGTTGTAGTAAAAAACATCGTCTTTAGGGGGTTTGAAGTTGAAATGATCTGTACAATAAAGAGAATCTGATTCAGCAACTGCTATATATTTGGTAGTTGCTATTTTTGCTGATCTTAACATTTGCCAGTAAACATTCGATGCACTAGGTGTTTCTGTTTGGATCAGGTTGATTCCTTTTCCCATGTCCGTAGGTATTCTAGATACAGTAATGAGTTCCGCATCTCCTATCGAATCTAAAAGAACTTTCTTGTGATATTCTTCCCATTTAGGAGGGAGATTGTTTAAGGTGAGAAAAATGACGGTCGTGTCTTTATTCATTGAAATATTTCTGTAAATCTATTGACTTCCCCCATGGAGAAACCTTTAATGCTTGTATAACACCATGTTTCTTTTTATGTCTTCGTTCTACTGATTCTTTGCTTGCATCATGTACTGTAAAGAAGTCGTGGTCGGCTTGTATGACTGGTTCAATAGATTTCCACTCAACAACTTTTCTCAGAGTAACTCCCAATTGTTTCTCGTAACATCCCAATTCTCCACACATCCCCACCGGAATATCTTTCATGTCGTGTGGATATTTGGCGAAGCGTTCTTCGAGTGCCTCCAGTGCCAAGTTGGTTGGTGCAATTAAAGTTGCGTTTGTCTTGATGTAATTTTTAAGCGAGTAGATTGGACTCCAAGAATACCATGTCCAACGATGCTGATTATATGCGAATTCATCATCCTTCGGTCTAAATTCTGTAAAATGACTCTTCGGCATCAGACAATCATCTTCCGCGATAGCCACATACTTTGTCTTGACCATCCTGATTCCTCTAAGCATCTGATAAAAGATGTTTGACTTTGAAGGTGGTTGATCCTGGATGAGATTTATGCCGGGAAGGGTGCTGGGCTCTCTCGACAGCGTGATTATCGGAGCATTTCCTACTGATTTTAGAAGTTGTTCTCGGTGGAACTCCTTCCATTTCTCAGGGAGTCGGTCGTTGGTAAGGAAAATTATTGTGAGATCAGATTCCGAACCTTGGTCTAGTGACTTCTTCATAATGTTGGGTCCAAACTTTTAATGCATAATCGAATGATCTTTGGGAATCTTCACGATTTATATTATGGGTCCTGCTGAATGATCTGTGCTTATGGGCGTACCAAGTCTTTTTATTGAGCATCAGTTTTCCGCCAGCTTGCCAAGTCTTAAAAACCATCTCGACTGAATCCTGATAAAGTGGACCATAGCCCTCGGTCTGGAGTTCTCCGATAACTTTATCCCACCATGATTTATGCATGATCCACATCGATCCTTGCATGCCCATGGTTTCGCCGATTTCCACGTCTGCCATTTCTTTGTTTCTCGATCTCCAGGTAACTGCTGAGAATTTCTTTTTGGCTTCATCTTCGCAGATTATGAGTTTGGCGAAGTTCTTCGGCTCCTTGCTCATCACTTCCCATTCGACCGGGTCGAGTTCGTGCCGCGAAAGCGTCATGATCCAGTTTTCCTCGAAGGGTCCCTCGGTAACTATTCTATCCCAACCTTTTGCGACCATGCAGTGTTCATCGAAACGAGCGATGAACTTTCCCTGGGCGACGGCGACTCCGGCGTTGATGGCGTCTCTCATCCCGAGGTTGGTAGTGGAGTGGATAGTCTTAATTCTTTTATCGTTTCTAATTGGTGTTTCTGGCCAGTAGCTGTCCAAGACCACGATTATTTCCATTTGATCGACTGGAAGTTCCGAATTTTCCAAAAGTGAATCTATAGTCTTATGGAGCAAGATATCACGATAGCTCGGTATAACGACGGATAGGAGTGCCATTGAATTTTTCTCTTACTGGTTTAAACGTCATTACTACGGGCGTTCTGTCCTGATAGTATGAATAAAATTGCGATTCCAACTCTGATACTTTTCTATCAATTAAAGGATTGTGTTTCTCAGCGTAGATAAGGGTGTAATCCTGAGCGACTTTCAGCGGGATAAGATTGTGGAAGTTCGCTTCGAATGTTGGCTCGAGCACCTGGGCTGTGGCGTCTGTGATTGCAGTGACGAGGGTTTTTTGCCTGGCATTGATCAGAAGTTTAATTCCATCTGTTACAGTGGTAGTAGTCAGCAGTGGTCTAACAAAATACGAATCCCTGAAAACGAAAACCTTAGGTGACGTCTGAGAATAAGTTCCTTCGTCTTGGAACATTTCCTTGCCGACGTCGCTTTTGTTGATGATCTCAGCCGGCACGTGTCCGTCGCCATAATCGATGTAAACCTCATCAAGCGTAAACGCGTCTGATGGGAAGGGGTATTCGCCGTTGTAACCGAGATCCTGCTTAGTGAGTCCGGTGGTGTTTTCCAGATCGATGACCTTGAAGTCTCCGTCCGTGTTTAAATAGCCCTCGGCCTCGAGTTTCATCATCTGGATTTCTCCGTAGATACGGTTGATGTCCTCGTCTAAAGTGGCGTCTGGGTAGTTGTCTGAGTTAGACTTGGTATAACGCCTACTCTGACTTCGAAGTGTCGCTAGATTCATCTTCTTGTTTATTAGTTTCCTTAATCATTTCTTCGATCTCCCTATAAGCTCCTTGGAGGCGCACCATTTCGGTGGCTATCTCGTTGAGCTGCTGCTGGGCTTCCTGTTGCTTTTGGGAGAGTTCTCCAGCGCGTTTTTCAAGTTCTTTCTTTTTGTTTTCTAAAATTTCCATATTAACATTCCTCGATTAACATTTTACATGTCGAAGTTCCGGATCCGCTTTCAACTACCTTTACTTGGATGTAGTCATAAGCGAAGTGCTCGAGGTCAAGAGCTGTAAAGATTGTGTCATCTCCAGTTAGCTCGACAGTGATGTTCCTTTCGAGTGTCTGAGAATGGTTATTGACATCGTTAGAAATCATATTCACATAAGGAATAAACTCTCCGCCAGTTGCATGACCGTCAATCGAGGCTTGGATGCTGAATACCGCACTTCCACTTACGTGGTCTTCCCTCTTAAAGGAGAAAGTTACTTTTTTTGCGTAACGGACGCTTATCGGTTCCGACACGTCTGTGGCTGTTGCCCCGTCTAAGGGAGTGATTTGTCTAATTTTCATCATATTATTTATTGTTTATTGGCTAATATTGCTTCGCGTTCTTCTAATGTTAGTTCGTGAGCGGTTTGGGGGTCGAATCCCTCCACGAGCGTCGGGCATTCCTTGAGGTGCTTGACTCCTTTGGAGACGCAGAATGGGCAGAAAATCAAGGCTTTTTTGTTCTGTTTTTCCCTCCATTTTCTGGCCTGTTCGACGGTCATGCTTTTGCCATCGATAAGAAAAAATTGTGGCATGTTTGTAAGATTAAATATTTATTCCAGCCGATTTTTCGTCGACTGAGTAAGTATTCAATTTTAAGAAGCTGAAGGTGAGCTTGACACCGAAGACGACGGAGAGGTGCTTGGAGAAGCTGAAACCGAGGTCGAAGGCGAACTAGATACTGAAGAACTAACCGAAGTCGATGGACTAGCTGAGACAGACGTGCTAGGAGAAGTAGAAGGACTGCTCGAAACAGATGTCGAAGGACTTGCTGAAATCGAAGTACTAACAGAAGGAGATGTCGAAGGACTATCTGAAACTGAAGTGCTAGGACTTGTACTAGGCGAGCTAGAAATCGATGAGCTAGGACTGCTAGATACCGACGTTGAAGGCGATAAACTAGGAGAACTAGACACCGAAGGACTGGTACTTACCGAAGTACTTGGAGAAGTGGAAGGTGAGGTCGATTCGATTCTCGGACCTATCCAATAACCATTCTCATCGATAACCTGTACGAGAACTCCGCTAGAATTCTTAACCCAAAATCCATTTCCAGTTGTGACCCATTCTTTACGACTGGCCATAATGATAAATTAATTAAGGATTAAGATGCTGAAGGTGAAGAACTTACCGAGCTTGATACTGAAGTAGACGGAGAAGCGGATATTGATGTCGAAGGAGATGTCGAAGGAGAAGTGCTTACAGAAGTTGATGGAGACGAACTTGGAGAAGTGGAAGCGATTTCCGGTCCAACCCAATACCCATTTTCATCAATTACTTGTACTCTATTATTTCCTTGTGCATCTGCGATCCAGTAGCCATTACCTGTCGCCACTAATTCGAATTTATGTGCGATATGCGTAAAGGGAATTACACCCCATTCTCTGATTTGGTTTTAAGCATCTCAGTAGATTTTATGCTATTTAGACTGAGGAATTCCGCCTCAATGGTAGTGGTTTTTTAGAAACAAAAGACAGTATTTTCCATTATTAGTTATCTTAATGATGAAAGCATGGGCTGGGGAGGAGAGATAACCTCCTCCCGCACTTACGATAGCGAATACCCATTGACTTTAACTAAAAAGTTAAAGTACGATTTATGGCTTAAACAAGCCTAAAATCATGTAGTACCATTACTTCCGTAGAAAAATACTGGCAAGTTGTTGATACCAACCTTGAAGTAGAACGTAGAGTTGCTTCTTACAGCTTCGTTGTTTTGAACGATAGGGCTGTTAAGAGAAGGCATCTTGTGTATTCCAACATACAACGGGTTAGATTTCTGAGAAGCGAGGGCAAACCAGAAAGTATTGTTAGCCGAAGTGATGTAGGGAGTCTCGATAAGAGTGTATTCACCCTCATAAAGATTGATGTCGGAAATAGCCGTAGGCTTCATTCCGTACATTCCGAACAATTTCTTAGCTTCGCGAGCAGCAGCCGAACCTTTCTTAACGACGATGGTGTCGAAAGTTACAGGCATTGGGCGACCGTCAGCATCCTGGAAAGCTCCGCCGTATTCTTCCAAATCTTCAATAGCTGACTGGCTCATAGCCTTAGTAGCACTGTTGCTGAAAGTCGTACCGGTAGAAGCGTAAACATGAGTTCCACAAAGAGCTATTCCGTCTGGAGCAAGGTAAGTTGCACCGGCGAAAGCGTCGTTGTAAAGACCGAAGATCGTTTCCAAGAAATAATTCTTGCCGTCAACCAAAATCTGGTCTCTCTGCTTAGCGATATATTTATCGATAAGCGTTGTGGAATCTTTAAAGCGTTCCATGTCTGTTTCAGTAACCTCGATCGCTCCACCGTAACGTTTTGGATAGAGAGTTATCTGATAGCCTTCTGCAAGGCTTCCTACTGGAGGGGTTTCTGTTTCGCTAAGTTCCTTAACGACAGAAAGACCTTCCGTAGAGTTGAAGATTTCATTCCATTCAGTAGTTTCCTCGAATGTGAACAAACGAGCATCCTTGTACTGCATGATTGAAGCATCAGCGGCGTTGTCGAAAGATTCTTTGACGCCCTTCACTGCTGATATTACGTAATCACTTTGCATGTGAGTTTAATTTAATTTAATTAGAGTTAGAACAGAGGAGCGTTAATGCGGACCTCGATGTTTGCCTTAGAGTCGACAACACCAGCATCCTGAGAAATACCGATTTTGAACACGTCCGTAGAACTTGTGTCATTGTCGATAATAAGATCAGTTGTTCCTTTAAGGTCGCAAAGCGTACCTCTTTGAGTTGCTGCGAAAACTGCATCAGCGTCTTTAAGACCAACCAATGTGAAATCGTTTCCGATTGTTACATCAACCTCAGTGTCTCCGTCGCCAGCGGCGTTCGGAGCATAAGCGATAGCCGTTGATCCAGCTACAGCTTTGATGATAAGACCAGAAGAAAGGGTGACGATGTCACCAGCTTCGATAACAGTAGCGGAAGCTTTTTTGCAACGCACTGTTCGAATGACTTCTCCGTCTTTTACTTTAAAATCTTTAGCCATTTTAGTTTGTTTAGATTAATTATCTTTTCGAGATTATGCCTGGTGGCAAAGGATATTTATCCATGAATTTTTTGCTCATCTCATCCTTCTTTTTAACCTCTTCCTCACCGCCAGCACCCGATGGGACGCCAAGACGACTCTTAGCTTTTTCTTTTTCTGCCATGGAAGTTGCGATCCCCCTGAAATAACCCGTGTCGTCGTTCCAGATTTCGTCCAAAGTCTGACCTGTTTTTTCAGCGACTGCTTTCATTTTTTCCATGACATATTTTGACGTCGGTTCCTCTGCTCTCAGAAGCCTTTCATCCAAATTGGTCGGAAGTCCTTTCGGTTCTTCCTTAATGGGTGTTTGAGGTTTCTTTGGCGTAGGTATTTCTTTTTTCGCGAAGGCCACGTCAATGTCCTTGTCGCGTTTGGCTACATCGTCCCAAGACTTGTAGTTCTTCCCGACTCTTTTGTTGTATGCTGCCAACGCAGAATCAGTCAGCGATTCGTCCTCTTCTTCATCGAAGTCGAGATCGAAATCTTCATCTTCTTCCTCTTCCTCGGCAAGTTTAGCGAGACGTAGTTTCTCTGCCTCTTCCTCAGGAGTTAAGGTTTCCTTTTCCATTTATTTATTTTTATAAATTAACTTAATATGTCTTTTATCGCTTGGATGCGGAGCTTGGTCTGAAAGTCTATCTTGGCCTGTTCGCCGATTTCCTCATTGGTCATTGGGATTCCTTCTGCGTAGCGCGAGGCCATGACTTCGGACAAGTGGCTGATTTCCATTTCCCTGTCGATAATCTTGTGCACCCACGTATAGAAATCGCTAGCCTTCCAAGCCTCTAAATAGAGCTTCAGTTGCCTTTCTGTCTCGGACTCCGACAGCGGTTCTTTTATATTTTTTTCCTCTTTGACTATTTCCATTAACGTAGGCTCATCATATTATTTTCTCCGAACTGTTTAGCGGGGGCCTGGGGCATTGGGGGGATGGCAGAATTGGCTGCTCCGGTTTCCATCATCATCTGCTGCTGGGCGGCGAGCTGTTCCGCCTGGATCTGCTCTGGAGTTTTCCTGAGACTAATCGGGTTGATTCCCATCATCTCGAATTTCTTTTCAATAAGCTTGGTAGGATCTAGCCCGATGTTTGGGGTGTTAATCACTGAATCTATAGCAGACTGGATATTATTCATCATCACCTGCTTGTCGAAAGATTCATTTGTGATAACAAATTGAGCATAAAACAGGAAGTCGTCTACTAATGCATCAAATTGAGCCATTCTTTCTCCTCCTTGTTTTCCGCGGACAGTTCTGACCGCTTCTTTGATCTGATTATATTGTTCGGGCGCAAGCTCTGATCCTTCTGGGATTATTTGTCCTTCGGCCACGGCCTGGGGAATTGCGACATTAATAAGGTTCTCAATGAAACTTTCCTCCATTTGCTGAAGCTCGTCAGGATTTCCGATGAGTTTAACCCAGTCCTCTTCCTTGAGCTCATTGATAATTGAGCGAAGCTTGAATTTGGTGAAAAGTCTTTCCAAGAAAAGTGCTTGCTGTTCGTTGACGACATCGAAGGCGGTCTTGTTGGACTGCTGGTTGATGACCCCGACGGTGGCCGGCATTGAGCTCGGGAGTTTTTCTCCGGTAGCGAAGTCTGAGACTCCGGCTTTCCTTCTGGCAATGTCGAACCATTTTTCTGCTGATTGGATGAAGTCGGCGGTAAGCGTTCCGAGGTTTAGGCGATCAAGACTTTCTCCTGCCTTAATGGATATCATCGTACCGGTCTGAAGTTTCGAAATTACATCGGCCTCTATGGAACGTCCGGATCCTTTTTGGTTGATTGCAAAAGGGGCTTTTTTGTGAACAATTACACCTTTGTGCACCAATTGATCATATCGTCTCTTCTCGTTAAGCGTCTCCACAAAGGCTGTCGTTTCCGGTCGGAGCAGTTCGTACATACCCATTCCGCGGGCGCGACCAGGGACTTCGATGAGAGATTGCGTTTCGTATGGAAAAACCGGTTCTTTGGTGTCACCTTTCTTTAAATATCCAGCTTCTATAAGAGCGTTCAGCCTTTTCTTGCTAGTGACAGGAACTTCGTCCGGGGCTGCGAAGGCTTCGAGCTCTACGTATGGTTCCCAATTGAAAGGGCTATCTGATTGGTATTCTTCGTAAATATTGCAATCAAGGAATTTGATGCAACCTTTGGTTTCACGAGCTTCACCATCTTTTTCAAATTTGTCAAGAGTATGCCATTCATAAACAATGAAGGTTTTTTTCTGGAGAGAGTCCATGATAAGCTTGAGCCTCTCGATCTCATCCCATTGGTCTTTCCAGGCCTCCTTGTTTTCCAGCATGTCCTGCCAGGTGAGCAACGTCCTTTCGGCCAGGCCGGATTTCTGCAAATCCTTGATGTGCTCTGGACGGATAATATGCAATTGCTGGACGATGTAAGACTCATTATTGACTTCCTTGACCGTGATCTCACCCATATCGATGAGTTCCTTCCTAAAGTCGTTGAGCTTGCTGCCGTAAAAGGTTGTCTTGAGGTAATTAGCGACGGCGCCTTTAAGGAGCGGTGTCCATTCCTGGGCGTTCAGGTTGTCCGTCTTGATCTGGATATCCTTGGTATCGATATCAGTATGCTTATAGATCGCATCAGCGATAATATAAGGGAGCGAAAAAAAGAGTTTCTCTTCTCCGTCAGCGTAAAAGGGGACAGGGAAAGTGAAATTCCTTTCCAAGGAAGACTGAATGAGGACGTCCCGCATTGAATACGATACTCCAGGTGAGATGGTGACTATTCCGTTTCCATAGGTATCGACAAATTGGAGGAATCTTATCGCCCGATCATTCATCCCATATTCTTTTTTAAGGTCCAATCTCGGGTCTGCTTCCTGTTTTTTGGAAGATGTTTCCCTGGAGTTGGTGTATGGCCCGAGTTCGTTTAGGTTTTCTTGCATAGTTTTTTATAAAGAGTGACATTCCATCTCATCTGACTGGGTGGCGAAGGCCCTCATCTGCCAGGCGATAGCCAGCGCCATTACGCGATCCCAGTGCTTGGACTGTTCAGAATTGAATTTGGCCCGGCTGATATCTTCCTTGTCGTAAGTTCTAAGTTCCTCGTAAAGAGCGTCGGATGATATTTCAACAAGCCCTTGGTTCATCGCTTCGGAAAGTTCGTACATCATTTTGGGCTTGGAAGACATCGAGGTGTACCAACCAAGTTTTTCAGTTACCGTATCGTCTATTTTGGATTGAACGACCTCGGTATAGATGTTTCCATAGATCCCCTTAAGAGTGGCCAGCGTAGTGTGACCATGATTGTTCCTCTCTACCGCGATGACGCAGTTGCCGTATTCTCTACCGACCTTGGCGATCTCATAAGAAAGCAGGTCCGGAGGGGTAGTTTTGGAACAAAATTCCGCCACGACCCTAGTTCTTAGTCCGCTGACGTTAAGGATGATAGCCGTAGAGCTGTCTTGCCCCACTCCTTCGGCGACGTCGACCCCCATGACGTAGAACTGATCTTCGATGTATGGTTCGTAGTAGACCCATTCTCCGTAGACTGTTCCGTGTCTTAATGTGTTTTTAAGTTCTTCTAAGCGTTCTTGATTAAAAAGTTTGTGACCCGATCCGACGAAAGCTTCTTCCGGGGTGGTAGGGAATTCCTGATGGAGCTTGTTCCAGCTCTTCTCAGCAGCCAGCCATTTAAGGTAGTAATATGTGATTTCCTGATCAGTAAGCTTGTGTTTTTCCTGGTATTCCCTAAAAATCTCCCCGCTGTCCATGTTTTCGATGAGAATCGGGGTGGTAATCTTACTTAGTTCGTGCTCGTCCCAAGTCCAGTTATAAAAATGGGCCTTGAACTCAGTCCTCTCAGGTTTCCTTTTCCGGTTAAAAGCGTCCCAAAACATGTCGTAGAAAAGTCCGTCAGATCCTTCGGCGGTGGATTCGATATCAATTCTCCCGGAAAAAGGCACGGCCGGGATGGTTCCGGTGATGATCTCGGTAGCCCGTTGGGGGTACTTCCTAACCAACTTGGCGAATTCAGTGATATGTACCCGATTAGGGGTTCCGCCGCGACCAGAATTAGCAGTAGCGATCGAAGAGTAAGATTTATCCCCGAAATCGAACATAAGTTCGTTCGCTCGCTGGGTGTCTACCTGCCAGAATTTTTTTAATTCCTCCGGTAAGTTTTCCCAAGCGAAGTAGATCTTGTCCTTGAAAGTCTTGATTGCCTCCTTTTGCTCGTAGTTGATAATCAGAGCGGTGAAGTTCTTGTTGAACAGCGCATCATCCAAAGCGTCTACAGCTTCATCCGTTGTGAACCCCAATTGACGGCTCTTTAAGATTATATTTCTGTTATGCCGGTTCTTCTCGAAATGAGCCTGAGCCTTGTTCTTTTTGAAAGTTACTTTGTTCCCATCCTTGTCGGTGATCTTGTATAGGTGGGACATTCTCCACGTCTTTGATAGCAGTCGTTTGTCTAGCATAATTTTGAGCCTCTGCCCTGAATTGAACAGGGAATCGCTTTTTACAAGAAAGCAGTTATTACCGTTTAACTAAAGAGGCTAGTCTATTCTGTAAATATCATCCGGTCCTTTAACAGCTTTTTTAGGTTCCTCCAGTGAATCAAGTAGCGCTGCCATAGTGATCGGCTTGTCATCAGCTCCTCCGTCAAGTCCCATGTTTTGTCGGGCCTTCCCGAAGACCTGATCGGCTAGCCACATGGCCATCCGTTTATCCATCTTGGACCATTTCTTGATCCTCTCTACTAACATCCGTGTGTCCTTCTCACTCATGTATTCCCGGACTTTCTTTTTAAGATTGGCTTGCTGGGATTGGGTAGATCCTTTTTTCCTGCCTGCTCCAGTCCTGGATCCGCCGCGCTTCTCGTCCGGGTTTTTAGAGAGGATATCCTTCACTTCCTTATCAAGAATGTCTTCCACTTCGGCGTCGAGAATGTCTTCTTCCATTTTCTCTTGTTCTTCGTGTGTTATTTCTTCCATTTTTTTTTGCGTTCTAAGCGTTTGTATTTCTGGGGAGCTACCTAACCCTCACTTTTCATTTTAAATCTCTCCTAGCTCAATTTTGGGTGGTTTTTTGTCGGTGCATTCACGACTTATTTTTTGGTCGCCTCATTCAATTGTTGCAAAATACTCATTTTGTCTCCGAGAGAGTAATCCGAGCGGTCCACACACTTATTAAAGTTGGCAGAAATGGCTCTTGGGGTGTAGTCCCGGTTCACAACAGCCTTGTAAAAACATAAATAGGTAGAAAACAGGGGATTTTCAGACTTGATTTTTTTGAAACGTTCGATAATTGAGTCCATTTGAATAATTTTTTCTAAAAAATTTTAAGACTTTTGTAAATAAGGGCTTATATAAAGCAAATCTTGGGGAAAGTGGAAAATTTTGGGAAAAAAATTAGGAAAAATTTTGTGTGGGCGTCGATAATTTTCTTGAGACCAAGGGTCAACAATATTTCAATCGACCCCTCCCCATCCCCCTCTTGACATTATGTCTATTTTATGGTATTCCCGAACGTCGCACAATATGCATTTTGCGACCCTATGCGCTGTTTTGGCTAATATAAAGCATTTACTCATCAAGCCCCTTGACAACACATCATATTATGCCACAAAACGACGTATCAAATTGAGTTGTAAGGTGCTTATACTTCAAAAGTGGTGTACTGATACCACAACATAACCTTAATCTCTGGCGGAAAACTGGAAGTTTCGCCGATTTTGTCGAGCGTTCATCGTCCATCCACCCAGGATTTCCCTTCTGCCCTCTCTCCTTGTGTTTTGTGCCCCTTACTCCTCCTCAATCCTTCCTTGTCCTGTTTCTTGTCTTATCTTATTTCCTATCCTTGCCTTATCTTAGTCTTTCTTTGGTGTTCCTTACTGTTTTTCTTGTTTTCGCTCCTTCTTATATGATGTTTTTGTTTTGTTTTGTTCAGGGCGGGCAAAGCGTGAGTTATTCGGGGCGGAAAGTCCTAAACTATGCCACGATTTTGATTTTTGTCAAAGGGTGAAATCTTTATAATCATTCCTAACCTTTTTGGCTATGACGTATCTATTTTTTAAAATCTTTATATCTATATATATCTTGTTTAGGTATTTTGGCGGTTCAATGGTCATGTTCTTAGTGTGTAGTATCGTTACAGGTGAAAAACGATTAAATAGACGGTATATGTATCTTTTAAGGGGTGTGGATAACTTTTTCATTTTGCTATTGACAAAGTTTTTTATAGGGTGTATAATGTAAATGTAATCAATTAAAAACGAATATGAAATATAAAAATATTGTTATTGTAGTATTGTTGTGGGTGGTTCTATACGCCGTAAGTAATATATATGATAATTGGTACTGTGAGACTAACGGGGCGGATTATTATCACGTGTGCGAATAATTGATAAAACTAGAAAGGAGGTGTATTATGAGTAAAGAGCAAATGGGGGCGTATTTGGAAGGTTTACAAATATTTTGTGAATTTTTCCAAATTCGAACAGTGAGCGAGTTTTTAACATTAACCAAAACAAAATGCGAAAAGTAAAAAAGAAACGGCCGAGGATTAAAAAATGTAAACAATCCAAAACTAAATCTTATCAAATCCCTAACACATTGCACGATATTATGCGGGTGTGTGTATCGGGGGATATAAACTAATGAAAGAATTTAAAACGTGGGCAGATTTTGCGGATAATTATGATTTGGTGCTTTTCAATCAAGCCCCTAATCTGGTACACAAAGATAATACATCATATTTTGAAGGCGTTATAAATGAATGGCTGGAGGCACACGATTGCGAATACAACAACGCAAGGGCGGAAATTGAAGACCTGGAAGGAAGCGAGGAAAAAGCGGATATTGAAAGACGGGCGGAACTTATCAACGAATATGGAGAAAATCCAGAATGCCAATGTGAACCTTACCAATGGTATGCGATAGGCGTTGGAGAGCTTGACGCGGAATATCTGAACCGTGATTATGGGCTTGATATATTTTACAGTGAAATTTTAGGAATCTACATCTTGCCCGTGTATCATTTCGGCACCGCCTGGGATTATGTAAGTCTAACCAAAAAGGAATCCAAAAAATAGCGTTTCGCTTGCTTGCCTCAATCAATGGGGCAAGTTATGCGGGATATTATAAAAGCCCGTCCCTGTACATTGAAAATTTATGAAAATGGATTTTTTGAAACTCGGGGCAACTGGCGAGGTTATTATCACTAATTATTTAACTTTCGGCGGAAATTGCCATAAAACGAGCGAGCAAAAACACAATATCCAAATTTTGCAAGTTAGAAGCAAGGATCTCATAGTACAACGTGAGGGAATAGAATCCCCGATGTACTGTCAACTTCCTAAAAACTCAAAAGATGGGAGCGAAACATATTGGTTAACCGACGATGGGAATGGTTTTGTGAGGCATTATAAATCAAATTTCACCGACAAAAGGGGACTTGTCGAAAATGTAACACAAACACATTATCAATTTAACGCTTAACCATATGAAACTATACGCAACAACAACGTCCGAAAGGGCGAGCAAGGGGCAAGGGGGTAACAAGTCGCTTGATATTCTTATCAAGGCGCAAGAACTGGAAGGAATCCCAACCCGGCAAAACCTTTTCCGCATAAATATGGAAGTAGCAAACGGAAAACTAACGGCTACATTATGGGACTACTCCGAAGGCGACGAGATTCTACTATATCCCCGGCACGTGTCCACACCACCAAAAGGCAAAGAGCAAAAAGGCGAATGCAAAAATAAAGATACCAACGGCAATGCTTGCTATGACTGCGAAAGCGGAAACGGCATAACTTGCGGGTATACTGAAAACTGCTAAAAGCCAAAAAGCAAAAAGCCGACAAAGTAACAAACGCGAACAGGGCGCGGAGGTTACGGAGTCGGTTTTTTTGTATTCTAAAATTATACAATAAAAACCTACTTTGTCAATACCACAGAAAGCATGAGAGCGCAAATTTAATTTTTCAATGATCAAATCGATCTTCCGTTATAATGTAAGACCGCTTTTAATTTTTAAAAGTACAAATATGCCACTAGGATATAAAAAATTTCCAAAACCTATGCAAGATGGGAGAAGAAAACTTGATCCGACACTTCATCCGGAGATCATCCGAAAATACAAGACGGGCTTATACTCTTGGAACTCTCTAGGTAAAGAATACGGGGTGAGCAAGCGGTTAATCGGTCTGATCGTCAACCCAGCTGCTAAAAAGCGCGAACAACAAAGGAATAAGGAGCGGTGGCACGACTACTATATCCATTATGGGAAAGAGGCGCACCGGATAGCGATGAAAAAGATGCGGGACAAGAAAAGGACTCTAGGCCTGGTTTATAATAGGCAACATCCTGAGCGTCCTGTCAAGAGCAGAGAACAGAGCGACTAAAATCGTTCTGTTTTTTATTTGACAATCGGATGAAAATTTGCTATAATGGAATTACGATAGGCTTATATATAACTTTGGCCTTTAATCGTAAATATCACCGAAAAGGTTCGAATTGATAGTGATATAAGGAAGTTTCAACTCATTATCGCGCTTCTGAGAAGCCAAACGGTTAATTTGTTGAGATCGTCCTTGTGTCAGGAACCTCTTCTAATACGGCAAGAAAACCCATTAAGATGGGATAAAGCCATGTTTTGTTACGTTTGAGTTGTAGAAGATACAATCAAAATGGTTACCGTTGCTTTAATTTGTTCTTATAATAACATAAAAATATAGCTTTTGTCAAGAAAGTTATCCACAGAACGTGCGTAAACTGTGGATAACTTTCTTAAATTTGTCATTTATTGGCTTATTTAAGGTGTAAAAAAAGTTGTAAACACTTTTTTGTTTTTATTCTTGACAAGATTCGAAAAATAGTTTATTATGAATACATCGTCAAAACTTACCCTAGAACAAAAACTATTAATTCCTCAATTAAGAGCGCAGGGACTGTCTTTCAGAAGGATAGGCAAAATATTTAAACTCACAGGCTCTGGAGTTTTAAGAATCGTGGAAAAATACAATGCTTCACTTACAAAACGCAAAATAACAGCGGCTGAAGCCAAAATAATGTATAGAGACGACTACACTTGTCAAATCTGTCTCCATCCAGGTCTCAACGTAAGTAAGATTGGATCTACTAGGGAAAATAAAGCGCCTCGATGCTTGTGCGATAGGTGTCTTAAAAATGTGGAGTTATTAGTTAAGATGGGTTATTTAAAGTAGTGTATAAACTGTTGAAAACACATTTCGCGACAAAATCCATTTTTTATGCTATAATTTAGCCATTGCTTTTTTAAACCTATAAGGAAACAAAAATGCAAAAAATCTGCCCAAAATGTTTCGTAATAAGCGAAGAATACAAGGATCGTAAAGAATTCATTGTATGACATGGTCAAACGGAAAACATGCTTTTTACGGCAAAAGAAATGATCGCGCCAGACGAAGCCGATCCAAAATCATCAAGGGAATTAAAAACATCGCCCGGATTGAGGATTTCAAGAAAATAGAAGCGGAGTTGAGGAGTGGTACCTCACAAGTCTCAAACTCGTATACGCAGGTTCGAATCCTGCCTCCGCGACTGAAAACAATCTAAAAAACGCGCCCAATTTTGGTTATATTTAGGGATGTATCTTTATTTCTCTTAATTTGACCACAAGAAGGATGACTTAATGGTGTCTAACCTTGCAGTGGGGTTTCCGGGCAAGACAATCTGTTCATTGTTCATTGTTAATTTAATATAGGATCTTTCCCTTGCTTAAGATGCAAGGATGGAAGCAACCAGCTTAACCCTAATTGGATAATGTTAAATACACTTGCCCGAAACCAGACGTAAGACCATATTTGGTGACCTATGGCCGGGAAAGAAACAAATGGCTTAAATAAAACAAATGAAACAAAAAAAAAGAGCTTTTAAAAAAAGTATTAAAATAAGAGAAAGCAAGTTCGAAAAAATTAAGGAATTATCAGAAAAGATGTCTTATTCTTATGCAGGAACACTGGACTTAATAATAAATAATTATTTAAATATACAAAAAAAAATGTACCCTTGTAAAAAATGCCTAGAGAACACTTGGGACATAAGGCCACATCATGAAACTAAAGATGGCATAAAATATAAATGGATTGAGGCGGTTTGCAACATCTGCGGCAGTACGGTCGAATTCGGATTTAAGGAAAAGAAAATAGTTGAAAACGAGAATGACCCCTGCCGTCACTGCGGTACCCCCGTCATATTGAAAATAGTTAAAAATCCCAAGAGCTACAGCCACTATTTGTTTTGCCCCAACTGCAAAGAGAGGTATATGTCTGAAAAATATAAAATAAAATAGCATATCCCAAGGAAAAGGTCAAATTATTTTTGACTTTATCCATTTTTTATGCTATAATGGAATTACGATAGGAAATTACTAAATAATCAACCATTAATAAATATATGAAAAAAACACGCTGGAAATTTCTCTACTTGAAGGATGGTAAAATTAAGTCCGCACATGGTGAATGCGAATGGAAAATAGGAGAAAGAAAAAAAGAGGACAAGGTGGATTTATGTGATTCAGGCTTTCATTGTTCCAAGAAGATATACGAAGCTTTTTCTTATATACAGGGCGAGATTTTGGCTAAGGTTGAGGTCGGTGGTAAGTGCGAGATAGGAGATGACAAAGAGTGTTATACGGAGATGACAATTATTGAGACTTACAAGTGGACAAAAAAGGATAGCGTAGCGTTGTCGATTTATGCCGCAGAATTAGTGCTGGATAATTACGAAAAACAATATCCAGGAGACCCAAGGCCGAGAGAAGCAATTGAAGCGGCAAAAAAAGTATTAGAAAACGACACGGAAGCAAATAGGTCCGCCGCCTGGTCCGCCGCCAGGTCCGCCTGGTCCGCCGCCAGGTCCGCCGAGTCCGCCTGGTCCGCCGCCTGGTCCGCCGCCAGGTCCGCCTGGTCCGCCGCCTGGTCCGCCGCCTGGTCCGCCGAGTCCGCCAGGTCCGCCGCCTGTTCCGCCGAGTCCGCCAGGTCCGCCGCCTGTTCCGCCGAGTCCGCCAGGTCCGCCGCCTGTTCCGCCGAGTCCGCCGTTATCAAAAAAATAGATAAGTGGATGAATAATAGAATTAAAGAGCTTGAAACATATGAATAATTTTAAAGTAGAACAATTTGAAACACTGGAGGAAGTAAGAGAACATATCCAAGAATGCGAGGGAAGGCACAAACAGCAAGTAGCGTATTCGACTTTCCACGATGGGCTGACTCAAATATGCTTTGGATGTAAAAAAATAAGAACCACCCTAAATAATAACGCTTAATAAATAAAACTAATAATATGGACAACAAAAGCAACAGCGGATACCGCAACAGCGGAGACTACAACAGCGGAGACTACAACAGCGGATACCGCAACAGCGGATACCGCAACAGCGGATACTACAACAGCGGAGACTACAACAGCGGATACTACAACAGCGGAGACTACAACAGCGGAATTTTCAACACAAACGAGCCTAAAATGAGAGCTTTCGGGAAAGAAGCCGAAATGACTTTTTCAGAATGGAGACATAGCGATGATTATATCATCTTCGATATTCCTCTCAACACCTATGTTTTTTATTCAGATATGACAGACGAAGAAAAAAAGGAGCACGATTACGCTAAAACCACAGGAGGTTATCTAAAAACCTTAGAATATAAAGAAGCCTGGGCTAAGTGGTGGGAAGAAAACAAGTCTGAGGAGATGAAGAAGAAAATAAAGAAACTTCCAAACTTCGACAAAAATATATTTGAGGAAATCACAGGCATTAAAATCGACGCCCAAGAAAAGGTTGAAATCTCGATGGACGAAATAGCAGAGAAATTCGGAGTTGATGTCAAGAGCTTGAAGATTAAGAAATAACACTTAATAAATATGGAAACAATTACAATAAACACTAAAGATGGAAGAAAGCAATTGAAAGAATTACAAGAAACCATTAAAGTCATAAACAAAGGGTTAAGAGATTTTTTTAATTTTCCGTATATTAAAGACAAAGAGCAACGCCTGTATTCTCTCAAGTTGGTTTTAGGCGATATACAAGTTGGAGAACCATTAGAAATAAATATTGTTGGTAAGACTGAACAGATTATAAAAACTAGACCCTAAATAATAACACTTAATAAATATGGACAGAGTAATATTATATGTAGCTACGGTGTCATTTTTATGGGGTATTATGGCTGGCGCATTTTTAAGGTAATTTTCTCACCGGGCGTGATACACGATTAAAACGTATCCTTTCCGTCGATGACGCCTTCTCCTTACTCTGGGAAATAAATCAGCATTGTCGCAACAAGATAAAGCACGCGGAAATATCCGAGAAAGAAGCTGACGTTTATCAGGAAATCAGGGATATGATATGGGAGGATAACTTGCTTAATCTTTATAATTAATATGCCGAAGAGCTTAATGCTGAAAGGACTTCCCGGTTCTGGAAAAACAACCCACGCCAAAGAACTGGTCAAACAGGGATTCAAAAGAATAAATAACGATGATCTTCGGGATATGATAGATGGAGGGAAATTTTCCCACAAAAATGAACTTATCATATCTGAAATCAGGGAGGCGATGGTCGGGATTTTCATGGAGCACGGTTGTGACATAGTGGTGGACAATTGCAACTTCAATCCGATTCATAAAATTGATATGTGCCTGCAGGCGGAGCTTCACAACGACACAAACAAAACAAAATATGAAGTCGAAGAAAAATTAATAGACATTCCATTGGAAGAATGTATACGAAGGGACTCGCTTAGGGATCGCAAGGTTGGAGAAAAAGTAATAAAAGACATGTATGAAAGATATTTAAAATAAAAATCGTATGCCACAAGTGTTTTTGGTTTCTGATACGCACTTCAATCATTCTCGTATCAGGGAATACGAAAAGGCTCCGGAAAACAGGGACGAAATGATCATGCGGAATTGGCAGCAAGTCGTGAAACCCAAGGATCTGGTAATCCATTTGGGAGACGTCATTTTTGGAGGGTCCAAGAGATTAGCAGAAGTCGTGTCACAACTCCCGGGAAGAAAAATTCTAGTGCTCGGAAATCACGACAATAAATCTCCTCAGTGGTACATGGACCATGGATTCGACTTCGCCTGCTACGAATTTAAGTGGAAGGAATTCGTTTTTACCCACAAACCCAAGCAGAACATAGGAGACAAAATAAACATTCATGGGCATTTCCACGAGACTCTCTCCCATCATAGCGATGAATATCCATGGTATAGCGAAAATCACAAGCTCGTTTCCCTTAAAGAAAATAATTATTATCCAATAAATTTAAATGAAATGAAAACCGAAGACAAAGTGCAGTCTGGGTTCAAAGTATACCCCAAGATCCACAGGCTAGGCAAAGAAGAAACAGAGGGTATATTGGACGGAGTTTGCTACATTCAAGAAAAGATAGATGGGGCAAACACTTCAATTTGGATCGAGGATGGCGAGATAAAATGCGCCAGCCGAAACCAACCAATAACCTCCGGGTTCAATGGGTTCATCGATTATGTCAAATCACACGAAGGCATAATTAAATTTCTTACTAAGCGTCCAGAACATAGGCTATATGGAGAATGGCTTGTGCGCCACAGTATTTCCTACAACGAAACAGCTTACAAAAAGTTCTATCTGTTTGACGTCATGGTCGGGGATGAATTTCAGTCGATAGATAAGGTGTATGAAATAGCTGAAAAATATGGGATCGAAACACCTAAACTTTTCTCAGTCATTAAAAACCCCACGGTTGATGATATCCGGCCCTTTGTCGGCCAGAGTGTGCTAGGAGAATCTGGTGAAGGTATAGTGATAAAGAATTTCTCCTTCCTAAATAATTTTGCAAGGCGTGAATACGCCAAATGGGTGACCGAAAAATTTAAGGAGGATAACGCGATAATTTTCGGAGGCAACAATAAGCATTCTGATACGTACTGGGAAATGTGGATTACTAATACATATTGCACCCTAGAAAGAGTGCAGAAGATAATGCACAAAATAGAACCTACTTTGGACGAAAAATTAGACATGAAGCATATCCCTCGCATAACTAGCACCGTTTATCACGACATTTTGACCGAGGAGATATGGAGCATAGCTAAAAAAGTCAAGGAGATCAAATTCGAATCACTCAAGAGATGCATAATGAAAAAAACCAAACAGATTTATGTGGATCTACTAACTAATAATTTAAGCGTTGCAGACCTATGAAATCACTGAAGGAACAAGTAGGCGGGGATCATTACAAGGACATGAAAATACAAGTGGTGGAATACTGCCATCACAACCAGATTCCCTTTATGGAAGGTGCCGTCATAAAATACGTCTCCCGCTGGAGAAACAAGGGCGGAATAGCCGACCTCGAGAAAGCCAAGCATTTCATTGAAATGATCATAGAAATGGAAGAAGAAAAGGCGGCAGAAAAGGAAAAAGAAGAAATGCCGTTCTAAATTTCGCGACAAGTTCTTCGAAGTGTGCTATAATAGATACAGAAGGTAAGTATATCATTAACATACTAAAAATAAAAAGTCAATATGTCAAGAACAGCCTGCGGTCCGAAAGGGCAAGATGGGAACCGCGCCGTAGTGGGATGCCAGTGCACCAGGGACTGCCCTCACTACCAAGCCTGCCTGGATGAAATCGGGGTCCTTCCGCCGGAACATGAATTCAAGGAGGCCGACGCCACGATAGGCGATATGCTGAGGGGCAAATTCCACACCAATTACGAAGGAAAATATAAGGCCTGGAGAATGATAAGAATTAAGAACATTGAAAATGAGATACGAGATACGAGAGTCAAACGGGCTCGTGCAGGTCACGTACGTTGAGGAGCGATGGTATCATAAAAAAGATAGTGATATCTTCGCACCCTCGATAACCTATGTGGTCCATTACTACCCCAGAGGAGCCGGGTTCGACAAATGGCTTGCTGATAAGGGGATGGATGAAGCAGAGGCGATCAAAAAAGCAGCCGGGGATAAAGGTTCCAGAATCCACGCCGCCATAGAAGATCTCTTGTCGGGGAAAGAGATAACCTTCGACAAGAAATACTTCAGTAAGGAAGATGGAACCGAAAAGGACTTAAGCGTCGAGGAATGGGAAGCGCTGCTCTCTTTCTCCGCCTGGCATGCCAAATACAAACCCAAGGTACTCAGGGTCGAGGAAACTGTTTTCCAGGATCCTACCGAAGACTTCAAGAGCGGGTTTGCTGGTACGGTGGATCTGGTATGCGAAATAGAAGGAGAACTGTACATAATAGACTTCAAAACTTCCAAAGACATTTACCCATCCCATAGGTTGCAAGTTTCAGCCTACAAACACATTATCCAAAAAGCATACCCCGAAAGAAAGATAAACCTCGCTATTCTTCAAGTTGGCTATCCGAGAAACAAGAATAGATACAAGTTCACTGAGATAGATGACGAATTCGAGACTTTCAAGGCCGTCTACAAGATATGGGAATGCGAAGTGAAATACAAAAAGCCCTTGCAAAAAGACCTTCCTATTAAAATAAAACTATAAACCATGAAAATACCGACAAAACTAATCATTGGAAACCACACGTATGGGGTCGCCAGGAGCAGGCCAAGAGACGCCGACAAGGGCAATGGGAATTGGGGCTTGTGCGATCACAGTAACCAAATGATCTATGTTGATTGCCTTCTCCCGCCCACCCTGATGGAAGAAGTATTTATGCACGAACTCCTCCACGCCTGCATGCATGAAGCGAAACTAAATTATGACCTGGACGAAGAAACAAAGAAAGTGGACGAGGAAGATGTGGTGAACAGATTAACCCCAGTGCTTCTCAAAACGCTAAAAATTAATAAAATAATAAATTAAAATGGAAGATACACTACAAGCGGCAATCGCCATCCAGATGATTGAGTCAAGCTTCATTCCATCTGGAGCGCAGGTGTTTAAACTGAAGACAGACAAAGGGACTTTTTCTTTCTTCTCGAAAAAGAGAGACGGGAGCGACACGAAAGCCTACGAGCAGTTCCAGAAATTCGGGTTCAAAATGGGGGATATCGTGGAAGTCGCGTATAAGACCTCCCAAAGCGGAATGAACCAGCACACCGGGAAGCCATACGTGAATAACCAGATAATCTTCTTTAAGACTCAGGATGAACACACCCCAGCCACGCCGAAGATTCCAGCGATCCAAATAGAAGCTGATCAAGAAGCCCCTTCAAAGAGCGACGACGAAACATTCCTAAAAATCCAATCCCTCTCTCAGAGGCTGGATAGAGTAGAACAGGAATTAGGAATAAAATCGGACGAGATTAAATTAGAAAACGTACCTTGGTGAAGAAATACATCGTAAAAATAGAGATCGAAGTCGAGGGGACGGCGCTAGAAGCCAAGCAGACTATAGAAAGCACAGTGAAACTGATGGGAGGAAAAGTGCTGAAGGCAGAGAAAAAACAGGACATCAGAACCGACAACCAGCATCGCGCCCTCCATAAATATTTCGAAATCCTAGAGGAAGAAGCCAAGGAACTCGGAGCTACGATGGCCATGCTGGTCAAAAATTCCCACGAAATACCAATCACCAGAATTCTCCTTAAGGAACTGTTCAAAATGATCGCCTGGGCGATGTTTAAAAAAGACAGCACGACCAAGCTTACTAAGGAGGAATTCTCTAGCGTAAAAGAAGTTTTTGAAAGAACAATCGCGGAAAGGGCAGGATTGATATCTCCTTTCCCGTCGATAGATAATTAATTAAATTTTATAAAAATGACAAACAACCAAGCAAAAACACTCTGGGAAAGCCTATGGGAATGCAGCGACGTGAAAGGAGTTAAATTCGCTTACGCGGTCCTTAAAAACAGAGAGAAACTCACATCTTACCTGACAGAGGTATCCGAAAATCCCATCGTGGTCGCCTATGAAAAGAAAAGAATCGAGCTTGCCGAGAAGCTGGCCAAGAAAGACGAGGAAGGAAAGGCCGTTATTATCCAGGGAAGGTACCAGTTCGAGGACCAGAAAGTGTACGAAGAAGCCGTAAAAGAAATGCCGGAGCGTAAGGAGTATGAAGAGTTCATGGAAAGCGAAGCAGAGGTGGAACTTCACATGATCAAGCAAGAAGACGTGTCCCCTGAAATTACAGCCAACCAGCTTAGCGGGATAGAAGCATTAATTGAAAAATAAATGAGAAAACCAGAACATATCATTGACATAATATTCCGCCTAAAGAAACTGTGGATGGAGAACAATGATCTCAGAATCTCACAACTCGTAGGCAATCTTCACGAGGATATCTATTTTATTGAAGATGATGTGTTCATAGAAAAATTGGAAGCGTTTTATAATGGCGAAAACAAAAAAACAAAAATTAAAAGATGAGGCTGATAAACAATTTAGTCTCTATATACGACTCAAAAACGCTGACTGGAGAGGGTATTGTACGTGTTACACGTGTGGGAAGGTATCTCTCTATAATGAAGGGATGCAATGCGGCCACTTTATAAGCCGCTCCAGCAGCACATTGAGATTCGACGAAAACAACGTCAGAGTCCAATGCGTGGGTTGCAATATTTTTAAGAGCGGAAACTACATTGAATACACGCTGAGGATGATTAAGGAAAAAGGCAAGAAATTTGTAGAAAAATTGAAAGAGCGGGGCAGGGGAACACACCAATTCACCGAAAAAGAACTACAGGAAATAGTCGACAAGTACAAACAAAAAATTAAAGATATAGAAAAATGAAAACCAATCTGAAATGCACCTGCGGAGAATTCCTTGTAGTCGAAAAGGAAAAACTCGAAGGGGTGGTGGATGGGAAAAAGAGAACGAAAACGGTAACCCGCCTAATATGCCCTCGTTGTAAAAAAGTTTATGGAGAAAAATAAAGGTAAATACGAAATACAATACGCTACTCTCTGCCCAGGTTGCGATCGGGAAGTGCTATTAAAAGATTTAAGAAAAGATCCTGATTGGAATACGGTCTGTTGCATCTATTGCGAGGATGATTACGACAGATCTGTCCAGGAGGCATTAGAACAATGAAAAAGCCAACAAAAAAACTGACACTGAAGGACTTCCCTATAGTTTACAGATGGGATGATGAATGTGGCGATACCAGATCGGGGATAAGATGGGAGGATTGCGAGAATATCATGGGAAAAGCTATGTACAAGAAATTCTGCAAATATATGTTCGGTAGTGCTTTTGGGCAAGACGGAGTGTATCCCTGGGACGTGAACGATTTTTTAAACGGAAGACCAAACTTAGATTAATAACATAAAAAATGAATCCTAAAATTTTACTTTATGACATAGAAACGGCTCCTACGTTGGGATATGTCTGGCAGCTATGGGAAGCTAATGTTTTAAGAGTCGTGCAACAATGGCATATGTTATGTTTTTCCTACAAATGGCTTGGGGAGAAAAAAACACGAGTCATTTCACTTCCACAGTTCTCCAGCTATAAAAAGAATCCGACAGATGATAGATATTTAGTCGAGGCGCTACATGGGTTGTTTGAACAAGCTGATGTCATCGTGGCACATAATGGAGATAATTTCGACATTAAGAAATCCAACGCTAAATTCATTGAGCACGGCTTTGCTCCGCCTGAACCATATAAAACTGTTGATACACTCAAGGTAGCAAGAAAATATTTTAAATTCGATTCAAATAAACTAGATTCCTTGGGGGCGTATCTTGGGGTGGGAAGGAAAATTAAAACTGGCGGGTTCGATCTGTGGGATAAATGTATGGCTGGAGATGAAAAAGCCTGGAGGCGGATGGAGCGCTACAACAAACAGGATGTGGATTTGCTGGAAAAAGTTTATTTGAAACTCCGACCATTCATTCAAAATCACCCGAATCATAACGTCTACAAGGAAACCAGCGGTTGCCCCAATTGCGGAAGTTCCAAAATCCAAAAAAGAGGGTTTGCGTATACTAGAACAAACAAATACCAAAGGTGGCAGTGCCTCGATTGCTTTTCTTGGCACCAGTCCGGCTTAAAAATTAATAGTATGATAAGATGATTTGGAAAATAAGATTGCTATCCGCCGTAATAACAGCTTCAATATTAATAACGTTAATTTATCTAGTAGTGGCACTAGGATTGGAATGATATGAAAATACTTGGAAAAAAATTGAGCCTTAAAGAATTTGAGAAGTATGTTGAGGAGAAGAATTTTGGAAGTCTTCCCCCGACATTCATTGTTTTACATCATACATACAATCCGACAGAAGATGATGGAGACGGCATTCCAGAGAAGGGAGAGTGGAATGTGCAAGATCCGATGAAAACACTTAATGGGATAAAGAATTATTATGAGGGAAAGGGATGGAGTGCTGGTCCGCACATTTTTATCTATGACGAGGAGGTGTTCCTGTTCACGGATATGTACGATGTCGGAATCCATGCAGGCGCAGGAAACGGATCGCTCAAAACTGGTTATTCGATTGGTATTGAGGTCGTTGGAAATTACGATATCCAGGAATGGGACAAGGCTACGAAAAAAGGCGTTGTCGGTGTCCTGAAACCATTAATGGAAAAGTTAAAAATAAAGGAGTCCGATATCAAGTTCCACAGAGACTATTCCTCAAAATCGTGCCCCGGAAAAATGATAACGAAGGAATGGGTCATTAAACTACTAAACGAAGAACCTATGAATAAGAACCAAAAGAAGCTAAATTCTTATGTAGAAGATCTCATCGGCGAAGATTTAGGAGAAAAAATCAACGACAAGGAGCTGAAATCCGCCAAAAAGAAACTAGGGAAAATCAAGACCGCCCTGAAGACCATTGACGACATCGCGAAAACCAGTGAGACGACCATGATAGAGAATGTCCAGCTCAAGGAAAAGGTGAAAAACCAAACGGACCAGATAAACTTTTTGAGCACGAAGATGTCGAGCAAGGACAAGGAACTCGCTGATCAAAAGGCTCTGGCCGCCAAGAGCTTGGAGGCTGTTTCTATTGTCAGGCTTTTTCAGGAAGCGTTCAAGAAGCTCCTTAATTTTTAACTAAAACCATATTCGTACCATCACAGGGGTTATAATAGCAGGGTTAATATTCACCCCGCTTATAGTTTACGCATTGACAAAAAATAGCAAACGTGTTATAGTTATAGATAATCCAGAGTTTACAGTTCATACTGAACTAGGAACTAATACAACACAAAAAACCAAATTTGTCAAGAAAGAAGGAACTATACCGAACAGGTTGAATAATCCATTGAGTATAACTTGCGGTGCCTCACAAAAAGAATTGGTGGAACAGGAATTAGCACGTTTTTTGCCCGTAGAGGATGGCAGATGCTTCATGTGGTACCTGGACACCAAAACAGGATTTGAGGCCGCTAAAAAGTTGCTTTTGGGTCCGAATTATGCACTCCACAGCGTTGAAAAAGCGATGCGTAAGTGGAGCGGTAGCGGCTACGGTAATGAATTCGGAATCAGGGACGTCCAGATAAAGGATTTGACAGAAGAAGAGATCGATGACTTAATAAATAAGATGGCCAAACGGGAGGGTTACAAACTATGAATTATCTGTTAATATATTGGTGGATAGCAGTTTCTATGGATTGGAGCTCGACGATCGAGGCTCACTACTACGGGGCAGAAGAAAACCCCCTGATGAGAGATATTTGGAAAACTCATGGAGACATTGGGTTCACAATAACATCCTTATTATTTGGGTTCCTGTTGCACATAGTAATAGTGATAGGATTTAAATACGGGTATAAATGGTCGGTTATATCCTCAGCATTGGTTATGATAACGTTTAAAATTTTAATCGCATTAACTAACCTAGCAGTGATACCTTATTGGGTCACTGGATGGTTTCAATTCTAATGAAATATGTTTTATTGACGATTCTTGGGGTCGGAGGCTTGATGGCGGTATCTTTTGGAATCAAGGTATTGTTTTTCCCGGTGAATACTGCCAACAAGTTGATCGAAACGGCCTACGATGCCCAAGATAAAGTGCTGAACGCCGACAACGCCATTTACAACTACGAATGGTTCAAGCAGCAGAAAGAAGACATTGACGCCATGGGGAATAAGTATGAAAACGCAAGTCAGACGTTGGTTGATTTTATGGATGTAGCGGGGGAAAGATCGATATGGACATTCGAGGATAAGACGGAATATAGCCGATTGAATGCTGTAAAGCTCGGGATTAAAAACCAATTGGAGCAAGCTATCGCAGATTATAACGCCAGATCTAAGATGGCAACAAGGAATATCTTTGCCGATGGAGTTTTACCAAGTTACATAGACGCATTAACATTTATCAAAAAATAATATGAAAAAACTATTACTAACACTTGTTCTTTTGGGGTCAATTGTGGGAGCGACAGCCCACGCTGGATGGTTTACTAGCGACACTCCTAAGAAATCTACCGTTGAACAAGAGAAGGATAAAACAGAACAAAATCAGCAAAAACTTCTTAAAAATCAGCCCCCCATCTCCCTGGAATGGTCTCTCGAAAGAGACAATATAAACAGGAGAACTCAACTCTGGAACGATACAAACAAGGTTAGCTATATTTATCTCGTTAGCTATGGCAAAGTGATGGCCTTTTATACCATTAAGGGAAAAGTATCTTCTGTAAATAGCCAGATTACAAATCCGGAGCAGATAGTAAAAGATCCTTATACTCACTACGAAACCCGCGGTGGGCAAGTAGTCCCAAGTCCTGCCGAAGATGGAAGTTATGGGTCTAACGGGGATGCGGTGTTTTTCTTTACAACTGAAGGCGCTTATGTTGAATGGGCAGGATCGTATATGTTGGCAGACCAGCCGCTTAAACTTACGACTCAGCCTGAACTTGTCAGAGAAATAAAGTAACATGAAAGTATCAAATTGTTGCGGGGCACCCCTGCTGGACGAATTTGAAATTTGTTCTGATTGCAAAGAGCCTTGCGCGGCGGAAGAAGACGAAGACTGGTGGGGCGGAACCCCTCCTGATCGTATATAAAAGAAAGACACCCGTTAAAAGGTGTCTTTCTTTTTACATCGCGTTGTATTGTCTCGTTTCGATCTTTATGTTTCCCGCTACCGCTACTCCACCCCATAAGAGGCCGAGAAGCAAGATAAAGGGAATCAACAGCCATAACAGATGCTTAAACCATTGGTATTTACTAATACTAGATTAGTTAATTTTTAGGTTGCGCCACGTGTCTTCCATAAGCGGCCAGGATAAGGCCACCTAATTCCAGCGCGGTATTAAGGATGATTGCCAGATCTTCGGAAGCTATGTATTTTCCAGCTCCCAGAGCCCCGGCGAGGGCTACAATGAGACCGATATAGGTCTTGTAGCCATTGAGTTTTTCCATAGTGAAATATTTTAAAAGGTTATGTGTAGTATTATTACTTCGTGGTACCAAACGAATAGGCCGTTTCGGGCGGCCGAACTAACAATTACCTCTTTCCATATATGCCTATTGACAATGAATACGGATAGTGTAATATATATCGTAAATAGATCCGAAGAATTGGGAGACCTTCTGACGACTATTTAATATAGAGTGCTGGGTGGGGAATACCTTCCTCGCACTCTCAAACAATGAATCCAACGGCTGTCCTATCTTTTCAGCGGTTGGATTTTTGTTTTTGGTCGGGGATTTTTTTATAGTTGAGTTCCCCGAAACTCAGTTAGCCTTCCTTTATGGGAAAGCCCTTTAACAATTTTCGCAAACAACTTCCCGAACCTCGACATGCTGTGCGTTGACAGCATATTCGAGTTCGACGTTTTTGATCCATTTATCATGCTTTCTGAACCGTTTGCATTTTGGACATTGGATTACGAAGGTTTTCATTTTCTTCTCCTTTCGCATTCTTCGAATAGTCTCGGGATGCCGAGGTTTTCGGGATATCCGATGACCTCCTTTCCGCAGCTGCATTTGAAATCCGCCAGGACTGTCATGAATCTTTCTCCGTGTTCGTTTTCATACACTCCTTCATAGATTCTGACGGAGTGGAAGCGGTGGAGTAGGTTGTCCATTGTTTCCTCCTGAAAGATGCGCAAAAAGGGATAGCTAGAACTGTTGGTTTTTCGTAAATACCAGTGCAGACTATGTGCATACTTCCTGGGTAAAGTTCGCATTCAGGACAAAGGCTAGGCATTGCCACCTCCTATCCCGAATTTGATAAGGATGTCTTCATAAAACTCTACTGGCATTTCTTCAAAAGGAATACTTTTCTCTACTTCGTCGTGGCAAGTTCTGCAAATGAGAACCTTAGGGCTTCCTTTGAAGTGCCTTTTGGGTAAAATGTGGTGCTCGGTTAACGCACCGGGCTTTTCGCAGCATGGGCACGTTCCTTGTTTCCAGGGCTTTGACCCTTGCATATTCGACATATCTTCTCCTCCATGCAGATGCCCTGTTCGGGGCATACTGAGCAAGCTTCTGAATCGAAGCGACAAGCTCCCCATGCGCACAAGCTCATTTTCTGAATGCAACGGATGCACTCGATTTGGATTATAATTCGCATAACCACCTCGCAAGGTAAGCAGAAAGGATTATGCCTCCGAAAAGAGCCGTGAGAACTACTAAGCTAATGAGAAAGACCAGTATTTTTTTCATATTGACCTCCCGTAAGAAAATCTATTAGTTAAGCTATCTTTTGCTTTTAACCGATAGTATTATCTTACTATTATTTTAAAGAACTGTTAAAATATCTTGACGGAAATAAATATCTATGTAATGGTGTAATATACTTCAAAGGCTAAAGAGATTTAGGCGTGAATCCCTCTAACCTTGAAGTCCAGCGTAAAACGTAACCTATACTGTGTTTGTCGAAACGAGGAGACTCTTTGGCAAAACGGAAGGGCTGGGTAATAAAAAAAGAGACCTAAAAAAGGCTTCTTAAGTGGAAACGGATAAATTGTTTATTTGTTTTTTCAGCATACAAAAAGAGTAGCATACTATACCATAAAAAGCAAATTATCAACCCTTTTTTACGTCCCTAACGAAATTGTAAATCATATAAGCGGCTGAAATTACGGCCACCAACACCCCGAACACCCAGGCGAGGGTTTTTTTAATGACGTTTCCTGCCACCAATAATTCGTAAATTTCATCCACTTTCACCTTGGTCCCTTTGTCTTTTATATCGTCTGGATTGCCGAACATCGCCAGGGTAAGCCTATTGATACTTTCCCCTTGGGACATCAAATTTTTTCCTTGTTGGACGTTTAAGCGCCTGATTTCCTCGTGTTGGGCAAAATCATTGTCCTGATGTATTTCAATTAAGGTTTTCTCTTTCATTTTTCTATAATTATTAAATTATTTTTAATGTTCCTGCATCGTTCCAAATATCCCCAGTAACTAGTCCAGCCGAAGATGTCGGGAGGGTTGTAATATTTAAATGTCCATTAGTATCTGCCGTTATTACCCTGAAAAATACTCCCCCACTGGCGATATAAAGCTGTTTAGTGTCCGAAGTCATAACCATTTCTCCATCCAAAGGATAATTCGTAGCCACACCTAAATTAGCACTGGCAATAGTTCCGACTTTCAAGATGAATGGTTTTTTATTTAGATTCATTTTTTTTCTTCTTTAATTTCATTACACCAATACTTTTATGGTCTAATCCCTTTTTTATGTTATTGGTTTCAAAATTATCATCAACAGAAATAACTTCTCCAGCTTCACGCCAGTGTCCGTCAATAAGTTGTGAGTTTTTTAATACTATAATCATACGAGTACACCAGCCCCGATGCATGGACTAGTTGGTCTAAGATTAAAATTACTATTTGGTGCGTCCACAAATAATGGGTCAGTGGTTATGTTGCCTGTGCCAGTTGGTATTGTAGTCCAGCCAGTGAAGGTGCAGTTATTCGAAAAAGTTACTGAGTCGCCCGACCCGATAGCCAAAGGTGTACCTGTGTTCAAAAAAATGTTGTTTTTGAAAATTGCAATTCCAGGGGCTGGCAAATAGAAAATTGGAGGTCGAACACCTGTTGTTTTTGGATAAAAAACGCAGTTTATAACAGTTAAAGTCAAATAAGTCATGCCCCCATGATAATGAATGAATAGTGGGTCGGCAGAAGAAGCTGGAAAAAAATATCCTTTAAAAATACAACCAATAAAAGTAATTGTCATAGTTCCAGCTCCTGCAACGTGATATGCTGGAGAACAAAAACTTCCGCGACCCAAACCCGCATTATCACCGCCCAAGCTTTGATTAGAAAAAATACAGCGAGTAAATGTTATGTTTTTTGTGTCATTTACATACATAAAATTTGTAAGTGTGCTTTGTGCAATTCCACCATTAAAACAAATTCCATCCACAAACGAAGCAGTGTCAACAACAATCGCCCCAATATTTGCATTATAAACATTTGACCCAAAATCAATCGTGACTTGTCCAACTGTTTCAGCATTAACAATTCTGTTTCCGATGTTTGTGCCCATTGGGAAATGGGTCACAGAATATGTTCCGTTTTTAAAGGTTATGGTGTCTCCTGCACTTGTCATGGCGATACATTTAGCGTACGTCAAATATGGAGAAGCATATGTTCCGTTTCCTGTGGTGTCGTTGCCAGTTGGTGATAAATATTTTTGCATAATGTTAAAAATTTCTTCCTTGAATTATTAAAGGATAAGGGAATGCCCCCATATCTGCTGAATATTGTTGAATAAATGGCAAACCATTCAAAGCAAGTTCAACAGAATCCCCACTGTTCACTTCATACCACCAAGCAAAGCCAATTGGATTATGTTCAAAGGCGTAAGCTTCACTAGCACTTTCTCGAAGTCTGAAATTCATCACAATGTCGTTCCAAACCGAGTTCAAATAAACTTGAAATTTTCCGTTTACTGTTCTGACTGACCCTTCCGTGCTATTTGCATTTCCTAAGATGGAGGTGTTGTAAAGAATCTTGTCTGTAATATCAACATCGGTATATCCGTCAAGTGATGAATCTTGGTTTTTTCCAATATCAGGGGTGCTTGTGCGAGTCTTTAAAACCGAGGAAGCTTCTTTCCAGACAGTTCCGTTGCCGATAAGGAGTCTTGAAATATCAGTGGCAAAAGCCATCTTCCCAGCGGTTGGGGTGGAAGCAAGAATATTGGCGTGTGTGTCAACCATACCCAAAAACAATGCGTCATCTATTCCTTCATCCTTATGAAATTTGTTGTACTTAAACATACGAAAGTGCTGTTAAATTAGTTGCAACTTGATTAAAAGCTCCTCCTCCAGCCCAAGTTATCACGGTATCATTTCCTGAAACTAAAATCTTTTTAGCCTGCCAGACTGCCGAAGATTGAGCGGAACCTATTGGAGCAATAGCGATATAGGTGATGTTTGTGTCTGGCGAAGTTATCTTCTTGGCGAAAACACCTGCTACTGCCTGCAAGGTTTCTTCAGTTGCTAGCCCTGCTCCTGCGTCTTGTTCTTCTATAGATACTTTAAGATTTCCACCTGTTGTCCTGTTAATGTTTCCATAAGTTCCCGATGGATTTTTGGCAACTAATATGGCTCTAACTTTAGAAGCTAATGTGTCATCTGTTATTGTTTCAGATATATTTTCAAGACTGGATGTAGACCCTGCCGCCCAACAACCGGTCTTTATTATCAAATCAGTTGCATCTGAACTGGTCTTTGAAACATCAACTGTCATTGGCAAGTTAGGTGTGGTCAAACTGGCAGTTGATGAGGTGTTCGGGTATCTTATTTTGTGAAACGTTACCCAGTTGGAATCGGGAGATAACACATCAAAGAATATCGGTCCAGCTCCAAGCCATGCAAACCTTACACGGTATATGTTCATTTTTGTCTTATCCAGTGCAATAGGGGAGCCATCACTGGTGAATTTAGAACTTGCGCTTCCGTCTAACAAGTCTTCATTAAAACTAGCTTGAGCAATTGTTGCGTCACTTGTATTATTTCTGTGAGTTATTCCAAAACTTGTTCCCTCATATCCAACAAAAAATCCGTTAGCAGAGTCATATAATCCAATCCTTTGGTAAGAACCCGCATTAGTCGGGTTGGTGAAGGCGGCTGTGAACATCGAATATACTTCAAACCCTAAGTATCTTGTTGACTGTGTTGTAACTCCTTTTGAGAATGATGTTGTCCCTGTGCCTGTGGCAAATAAGGCAAGTCCTAAAGAAGAAGTAGCTGTTCCTGTGTCATTTGTAGTAACTGTTAATAAGTTTTGTGGGGTATCTTCGAAAAAGTTAATTTTGACCTGATTGTCTCTATTGGTTGTTACTATATTTTCAAAGATATCTCTCTCAACTATTGAGGTTTTAATGCTGTTTTCCCTATTAGTTTCAACATTATAATAACTCCCGTTTGCTCCTTTACCAGTAAGCAAAGCTCTTGTTGATTGAACCATGTGATTGTCTTGGATATCACCATCTATTCTTTCAAGTTTATTCCCGATTGGCATTCCATGGTGCATTACTTGTATTCTCAAATATGATTGCTCAGTAGAGCCGTTGGTAAGTTTAAGCCTGAAATATAGACCATTGTGAGGACTTACAATTTGTTCTGGCTTCCCTCCTTCTATCGTGTGTGTTTCGATATTGTCCCAGTTGGTATTATCTTGAGAATATTGAATTTCAAGCCCATTAATAGCGCTGTCGACATCAGTTATAACGGAAATATGCGTTGCTTGATATGCTGCTATAATTTCACCAGTACCAGTAAATACTCCGTCTATTCCTAACGGGGTAGTGGTTGAATTATTCGTGCTTGTCAGATGTCTACCTTGAACGACTAGATTTCCCTGAATAGCAGTAATAATATCATCCTGCTTTCCCTCAGTGGCCGGGTTGATAATATCCCCATCAGCCTTCCTTAAATGATGATCGGTAGGGTAATAGGTCCCGAATCCCTTGCCAATCTTTTTAAGCTGCTCATCGGAAAGAGAAACCTTAACCCGATCGTCTTCAATCGGAATATAGATATTCTTGGAAAATATCTCGGCAAGAAGAATCTCGACGTTATTGAGATCGATAACCGGCTTGGACTGCTCAATAAGGTCGCACATCTCCGACATGATCGGGGTGTAATCTATCTGTTCCTGGGTAAGTTTTGAGATCAGTTTCTCAAAAGACTTGACAAGTTCCTTGTTTTCTATCTTAATATCAACCTTAGGGGCTTTTTGGTCTACGGTGACCTTGGTTTCTATCTTGGAAAGTTCTTCTTTGAAGACGGTAGCAAGTTCTGTAAGGTTTGATACCATCATTTCTTTCGGCATCTCATGCCCTGCCATCATATCCATGAATTCCTGGATCTTCTCGGTTATCGGATCATAGATTTCCTCAGGATCAAGAACCTCCTGTTTCTTGGAATGGATGGCATCGACGATAGGATCCGAAATGTCCTTGGCGTTGAGAACTTTGGCGTTGAAGAATCCGGTCCGAAACTGGTTGAAAAGGAACTGCTTGAGGTTCTTTAATTGTTGTGAGAGTTGTTCCATTTATTTAAGTAATAATCTTAATTGTTTTTCAACATCTTCAGTGATAATCCCAGCTTTCTTGAGTTTGCCGTAAGTCTTTTTCCAATCCTTGTCTTTCTTGAAATATTTAGCCAAGGCTTTCGCCCTTTCGCCATCTGCGACACCCATAGAAGCGAAGCCCTGCTCTTTTTCGGTGATGCCCATTTTTTCCCACTTGATCTGTTTGACAACTCGCGAATATTTGGCTGGATTTTCTTTTTTCAGTTTTGCCAAGTCTTGTTTTTGCTTCGTGGTTAGCTGTCCTCCCTTGATGTTGGCAGCAATTGCGAAACTCGTGGAAGCTTTCGCATTAGCCTTTTCAATCGTTTCTTTCCCACGCCCGACACGGTTATAAAGTTCGGTTCCTACGATGGGGATATCCCTAAGTGAATAAAGACCCTTGCCATCGCCAGCGGATAAAACATCACGTGAAATATCATCCAACCATCTTGATGGTGGAAGCGCCTTATTCAAGATAGTCCTACCTAAGCCATCTCGCTGGATATTGGCAGCATCGTAAGTAGACAAAAGCATGATCTGCAGCATATTGTTTACAATGTTGTCTGAAAATTTCGTGTCTTTTCCGTTGTACCAATCTCTTATCTGTGCTCCGGTAGCACCAGAAACGGTGAGAATCGCAGTGAGTTTGATGAAGTTTTTAGCGGATTTGCGCGGGCTTTCTTTCCATTTTTTAACCACATCATTTCTGTAAATATCCAAAATCTTAATTCCATAAGATTTCATGGAGTAGAAAATGCGAGCATTTGGATTCTTGGCATAAGCCTCTGGCATTTCCTCCATAACCCTCGGTGAAACATCAAGTATTTTATTGAAGACATACAGACGCGTATCGTCAGTAACTTTCTTGGCTTTAATGTCGTCCATAAACTTAGCTATGCGTCCAGCGTCTCCGCGAAAAACGATATCGGCGTATTTTTCCATTTCCTTAAATGCCTTTCCCTTGCCCTTCCTTGCTAAGCGCGTAGCTTCCCTGAAGGCATTGCCCATAAAAGCCTCCGAGTTCAGCCTGTCAAGACGATCAAATCCAATTGCCTTGAGGGAATTTTTTATAATAGTACTGTCTGCAAACTCGTGTGCGATGTCTGTGAAAAGTTCGTCACGCTTAATAGGCTTCTTTCTGAACAAGGAAGCTATGGCCCTGCCTAGCCCGTGCTTGTACCAGTTGACTCCGATATCAGCGATCTGAAATAATGTCGATGATATGGATGACAGGAGCGTGAGCGTGGCTGATTTTCTCACTTTATTCAGTGCCCAATTCTCTTGACCCTGGGGAGCCAAGATTGCACCCAGCGATTCTTTGAGCCGGTACATGTCATTCGGGGATATGTCCATTTTCTCGATCAACGAACCGAGGGTCTCTTGTTCGGCGTTATCGAGCCCGAACAATTTCTTGAGAGTTATTTTTTCGTTCATCTTGGAAACATACATAACCAACGCATCTTCCGGCGTGTGGTAAAATTTCATGAACTCAACCGGAAGCTCCTTGGATTGTCTGGCTCGCTGCACGTTGCCGACGTTTATCTTGCCTTGACCATAACCCCTAAGAGCCTTGGTAAGGATGTCTGATTTTTCTTCTGCGGTAAGTTCGGATACCAATTTGGACTTATTCCTAGCAGCTCCAGATAAAAGTTTATCAAGGAATGTCCTGTCTTCTTTACCAAATTTCTTATTGTATGCAGCAAACAATCCGTCATAATCCTTGACGATACGGGGGAAGTAGTTTTGAAGTTTCCCGACTTTCAAGCCGACAGCGTTGGCTCTTTCTTGAATGTCATCAAGTATGCCGACAATTTTCTCGAATCCTTTTTCGAATTTGTATTTTTTGGCAATCTCTCTGGCGCTATCGAAATCCTGACTATAGAGGGCATGCGCCATATCTTCATAAGCAGCTTTACCTCCAAACCATTTCTTCTTCATCTTGCTTATCCCCTTTTGGAAATCCTGCATCTGATCGGCAGCCCTTTTGCTTAAAACGTTAATATCCTTTCTTCTCTCCCTTATAGCAGACTTAAGATAGGCTCCACCGTATTTTTCGATATTAGAAGATATGATCCCGAGACCGCTTTCAATACCTTCCCCAACTTTCTGCAAGGTGGTTTTTCCTTTCGAAGAGCCCACCCCACTTTCTTTGGACACCTTTTTCCAATCGACACCTTCAATCTCGCGTTTTTTGGGCGTGGTATCCATAACTTCTTTGATGATTTCCTTGTAGCGTTCCAGTTTCTTTTTGGAAGCCGTCTTCATCATCGAGTCAGAAGTGATGCCGAGTTCCTTGCGAACCTGCATTTTGATCTTTCCGATAAGTCCTTTTTCCCTGGCAACTTTCCTAAGGGGAATAACTTCGCGGAGAACTTCGCGTCTGGCGGTTTCGCGCTTGACTTTAGTTCGTGCGATATCAACATCGTCAAGAACTTTCTTGAGTTGCTTCTTGGTTTTGAGTTCGGAGAATTTGACCCTGGAAAGAAGTTTCTGTCTTGTTCTAACGGGGAGATCTTCGGCGTATCTGCGGACAGCCTTCCTAAGCTGGGAGGTGGATTTGATGCCCTCAGCTTTTCCTATCTTGGAATATATCTGGGCGGTTCTCATCTTTTCCCTAAGAAGTTTTTCTTCGGTTGTTTCGTAAACAGTCTGTTTTATTTGGCCAGTCTTTTCCCGGACAACCTTCTTTGTTTGTGATACTCGGAGTTTCCCTTTCGCCTGTTTGGCCTCTTTCAGCGCTTGTTGCCTTGGTATTTCTGTAACAATATTCTTAACTTTATTAAAAAGCTCATCGACAGTTGCGCCTGTCTTTTTAATTTCTTCCATCGGGCCAGCGACACCCTCTACTGTTTTTATTTTCTGTATTTTAGCAACAAGCTCATCTTTGGTTTTGCTTTCTTTTATTAGCTTACCGACAGACTTCAAGTTTTCTGGAAGTTTGGCAATAGCCTCATCAGCCTTCTTCTCGGCGTTCTTTTTGAAAGCACCGATAAAATCATCGGAGATTTTTTTAAGCGCCAATTTTTCCGTCTCTTGATCTACGGTTGTTTTATAGATATGATCAATAGACTGAGCTAATTTGGATCTCAACTGCTTATCTATGGCTTGACCTACCTTCTTTTCTATATTTGAAATTTCTTGACCACTCTTAACTATGCGATAAACAGCTTGCTCATCGGTTACGTTTACTAAGCGCTTGGAAAGCTTCTCAGCTATCTCATCGGAAACCTTAAATTTCTTAAGCGCACCCAAGATTTCTTCGGCCACATTGCTCTTCGCTATGGTAGTGGCCATCTTTTTTGCTGGACCACTGATCTTGGTAGCCAAGCCAGCCCCCATGAAGTTCATGCCATAGTTGAACATAATGTCCTGTTTTTTCTCGCGGTACTTCTGTCCCTCTGGGGTGTTGGAAAAAGCCTCCTGCTGTTTTCGTAGTTCAGCGGATCTTGAATTTAAATTTTGCTCGGAAATCCTCCCTTGTTTCCATTGGGCTATCAAGTCATTAGCCTGCTGCATAAAGGGGGTTTCATATTTATCCCTCAGTGCCCGGTACTCCTCGTCTTCGCCACTCAGAAAATCAGCTGCTTTTTGCTGGAAGCTTTTGACTTGGCTGACACCCCTGCTTAATTTATCTTGAACTCCAAGACGGATGTCTCTAGTCTCTTCCCTGGTAGGAATTTTTTCTACAATGTTCCTAGTGGTTTCCTTTATTTTATTGAAGAAATCTCTCAGCGCCATGTTTGTTTATTTTAGAAATTGAACCATGTTGATGGGTTGGTGACATTGAATTGATCCCACCAGCCATTGCCTTGCGCTTCCTCTTCCTGTTTAGGAAAGAATGAAGAAGTGTCTATCGGTTTCCCAGTTCTTTTATTAAGAAGAATTGTATTAAGGGGATTGTTGGGATCGGTTATTTCAATTGTTGCTCCGATAACGTCCTTTTCATTTTCGCTTCCCCTGTTAGTAATCGTGCTTCTAGTGTTCTCGATGTCCATCCTCAACGCTTCGAGTTTAAGTTCGGATTCTTGCTTAGCCATATCCAACGACTCTTTGCTTGCTTTACGTAGTCTCTTTTCCAAATCCTTAGTAGATCCCTTGGTTTTAAGACCCAGGGCAAGTGCCTGTTTTTTGAGCGCATCCTTATAAGCTTCCTTCTTCTGCTTCCCGGCATACTTGTCAATTTTCTTGATAGCATCATCGAAAGAATCCGTAAGCTTGATTCCGGCTCCGGAGTATTGGGTTTGAAGAGCCCTTTTGTCTTTGATCTCGGACTCCCTTATTCCGAACTGCGTGTCAGCTTCGCCTTTCTTCGCCTGGTAAGTCTGGAGGGCGAGCTGGGCTGCGTCGTTGAGGGCGTTTATCTCGTTGGAAGATACTTCCCTTTCCTGGGCTTGTTGACCGGTGATTTTGGAAAGCGAAACAGGTCGATTTGACAACTGTTGCAATCTAGTGTTTAATCCTTGCGTGGCTGCTTGGGAAGCGGCGAGGGCTTGTTGGTAAGCTGTCTGGGCCTGGTTGACTCCGGTAGTATCGTAGATACCTGCTCGGATACCCAAAAGATCGTCCGGTCTTGGAGATGGTGAAGTGATGGTCTGCTGGATGTTTTGTCCGCTAAGAACGTCATTGACGTTGATGCCAAGGTTATTAAGGACCGCCCTGGCGTCGGAAGCGCTCATGCCGGCGGTCAAGGTCCCAGTAGCCGGTTGGGCTACCACCGGATAGGGAGTATTAGAGATTGGAGGTGTTTCTGCCATAGTGTTGACAAGTTAAATTTTGTATGCTATACTTAAGTTAGTGATTATTAAACTTATTTATGAAAAATTTCTTAATTGCGGTTGTATTAGGAATGGTCTTTTATCCCATGCTTTGGCTTGGAGGCTACACTCTTTGCTCTCTATTGGCACCGGCCTATTCCGACACCGTTCTTTTCGATGTTCTTTCGAGATTATTTTTTTATCCGTTAAATTAAAACTATGAATCTAAAAAATCTAAGCACTAGGGTTAAAACTGTCGCCGTTTCTGGAATGATTCTTTTGGGCGTTCTTCTTTCACCTTTCGTTGGAAAGGGAGTTGAAAATACCACCAAAGCTCTTTTTCCCGGACTTTCCGCTGAGGAACAAATCGTGACAGTAGCGGATGTAGTAGATTCTAACAAAGTAGAATCAGAGGCGAAGGTTGCAGAGCTTCAATCTATTATTGACGCACAACAAGTGAAACTTGCGGAGCAACAGAAATTGATTGATGAGCAGAAGTCGGTGTCTCAGGTGGTTCAAGCTAAGATAAATAACGAATCGGAATGCAGAAAACTTTATTCGGAAAATTCTTATTGCAGTAGTGACAATTATTTCGGTAAAAAATCAGCTTTTGATAACTATATTGATAAAATGGAGGAAAACTTTAAATATGTTATCGAGAGATGTAAGGAATCCGGAAAATCTAAAGAAAAATGTGAATCCTCGAATAAATTGGATTACGACTCCTTGAATGCTAAATTTGAAAAGTGCCAGGGAATAATCGCAAAATGCGGTTAATTACTTTATAAATTTTTTCCTCACCTTTTTTTTGTACATAATCTTTCCTTTCATATCTTTGCTGCAATTATTTTTTATATGCTTGTCATATAAATTCAAATCTTCTATTCCGTATAATTCTGGGTGCAAGTATCCGGGCAACTCTTTTTCTACCTCAACTATTATCGGATGTGCTTCAGCATAAACGTCTTTCCTGACTCCCATTACTGTCCAACTGAATTCACAATCCTCATCAGACGTAACTTCAAATTTGTTTTCTTTAATCTCTTTATTTATTGTTAATCTTGCAAAACTTTTTATTGCAGTAAGCTGATATTCTATATCTTTATTTAATGCCTCGAAATAATCAGGGAGTTTAATGATGCATTTACCGCCGATAGTTTTTGCCCTACCTTTATATATATTCAACATATCAGGGCTTTCCACGAATGAATGGTATAAATAATGCGTCTCTGGTTTCAAGGGATGATCTATTTTAAACGATCCACTGTTTTTAGAAAGTGTCCCATTGATATCTAAATCTCCACTTGATATATAGACATTTTTTGATGAGTCTATGAGCATGGCAGACCCACCGTCTTCCACAAAATAGAGATTATTCCCTCCCCCATCATCATTGAATTCCATCCATATTTCGTTATCTGCTTTTATTTGCAGATGGCCCGAGGTTGAACTTTGCAAAAATGCTTTAGTGCCCCCTCCATATCGAAATCTAATCACTCCGTCATTTTCTACCCAAACATCAACACCTGCTCCGCCATTCGCTTTTAAGGTTCTTCCTGCGATTGTTCCAGCATTAATATTATCTGCATTTATATTGGAAACGGTTACAACTGAAGCATTTAGTGTTCCTGTTACAATGTTTGAGGCGGTCAAAAGTCCTGCCACTATTTTTCCGGCAGAAATTATATCAGTAGCTATTTGGCTGGCAGTAATAGTATTTGCCGCAATTTCATTGGCAGTAATAGTATTTGCGGCGATATTATCTGCCGTGATCAAAACTCCCACTCCCTTCCCACCAAACGCCTGAAAAGTGGCATCCTTGCCAGTTTCGTTCTTGGCTACTGCCAGCAGAATCTTGTTCGCCCCTATGGAAGTTCCAGAAGTGGTTGTGGTTTGAAGAACTGTTAGGGACGTTCCTTTGTCGAAATAAATATAGGTGATTGCGGTTATGTTACCGGTATCCCCTGAATCGATTGAAAATGTCGTTCCGTCTGCGAGAGTTATTGTTCCAGCTGTCCAAGAAACCGTATCGGCGTCCAAAGCTGAAAAAGTGCCTGAAAAAGACCAGCCTTGGATGTTGATCAGGTTCGAAGCGGCGGCGACCCCGAGCCCGCTCGTGTCGACTATGACGTTGCCGTTAGAATCTTTAAATTTGAAGGTGCCGTCAACCTTGATCCAGGCCGGGGCGTTGTCAAACTGTGTGTGTCCCCAACGGGAGCCTTCTTTGTCGGTAAAAAATATAGAAGAACCCGAGCCAACTTTCAGTTCGCGAAGGTTTTGGAGTTCCTGCTTTCCTCGGTTATAAAGCTCACTTGGATCCGGCAGAGGTTGTTGAGTGATGTTTAATTCTGACATATTTATTCAATAGAGATGTAATCGATCACAGGACTTTCGGTTCCTGATGGAGTAATTGTGATCAGTGCTTGAGCACCGCTTTTGATAATCATATCGTCCACGGTCTGCACACAGCGTTGGTCATCTGAATCATCAATAACCGTATGGCTCGTCCAATTACTTTCAGAATCCAAACGTGTATAAATTCCGATGGAAGCTCCGTTCAGATCATCGTAAAAAACTTTTATTTTATTTGCCTTTTTAAAGCGTGGGGTTATCACGCGGGCATTGGCGAAGTAATTCGCGTCTATTTCGTCAACTCCGAATGTTCCCGAAAGTTCCCAACTCACCAGAAGCTGCGATCCATTGGCCACGATAGAATGTATTGTCGCATCCGATCCGGCAGAACAGGTGTATTCACCTACAAGGGCAAATGGAAGATTTCTGTTTCTTCGGTGCAAACTGTAAATCCTGCCGCCGTTGGCGATAAGAGGCTTGCCTTGGAAATTTGTGGTAAGTTGATGTCCCGTGGTAGCGGCCGCGTTTCTGATGTTTGAGAAAAGCTCAAGTTGGTTGCCGTTGTAAAGGTAGATATCCCCACTAAGACAAACTACATGGATATAATTATCAGAATCCAAGAAGGCATAAGCCCCTTTTTGCTTGATAGTATCTTTAACCGAGTAGCTGTCCCCAAAAGTGTTCCAGCGGGTGATATTGCTGTCGTTGATATATGACCCCGGGTTGGAGAGCGTAAGGAGATCATCACCCAAATTGGTAAGTGCTCCTATGCTGTCTTCTATTTGCAAGTCCAATACCGAAGCTGAAAATACCCCGGCGTCATCGACAGAAGCGACATTATACTGGTTTCCGATGTAAAGGATGAGATCGAACTGAAAGAGTGGATGTGGATATCCGGCTGTCAATGTCTGCCAACTATCAGTCCAGGTGGCACTCAAATCAAATCTTCCCAGTTTTGAATCCGAAGTATAGTAAAGATAATTCCTGTAATAAGCACAACCTTTGTGGGCTCCATTGGCGTTGGTGTTCACCAGCGTATATGTCCCATCAGAGATAGCTCTTTTCCAAACTTTACCGTCTGTTTTGGAGAAGAAATAAGTGTCTCCGTTTGGCACGACAGCCGAGAAGCAGCCGGCTGTGATGGTTGACCCGGATTTTTTAGTAAGAGTCCTTTGACACATCAAAGAACCAATTTCTTCGTGAACTGAACAGTTCTGCAAATCGTCAAAAGAGTTAGATACTTTTTTAGAAATTCCTATACCGTTATACCATTTTCCAAATTCCATGTTTTTTTAATTAATTCTTGCAAATTCTCCGTGCAATTCTAATGCTTTTTTTGCGTAAGCTGCACCAGCTTCTTCTGGAGTTTTAAACCCACCAAGATAAATTCTTTTTCCATTGTGAGTTATTCTGGCTGTCCAATTTTTGTAAATATTACCACTTGGAAGATGCTCTACATGTAGCGTAACCCCCTTATAACCAGATGTTGAATTTACTTGTATCTTTCTATTTTTAGAATTTTCGGCGTGGGAACAAATTCTTAAGTTATCTCTTCTATTGTCCAGCTTGTTTCCATTCTTGTGATCAATTTCTAATTTGTCATTTTGTTTCCCCATAATTGCTTGATGCATTCTCATGGTTATTTTCTTTCCGTCCTGTGCAACATTTCTTGCTGCATATCCCTTAACAGAACAATACCATTTATATTGCGAAAGATATTTGTAATCTTCATCATCTACTAATGCTTCAAATCCTCTAGTTAATTTAATTATTTTCATTTTGTTTTACCTCCTATCCCTTGCCCAACCTCGCGAGTAAAGGCAGGGAACAGGAGGCGCGAGATTAATTGTTTATCTTAGATTGGTCGTTTAATATCTCTATAAAGAGGTTGGTTAGGTTTTTGGATTGATCCGTAATTTGGTTGGGATGGCTTGCCTATCCCACCATAGTTGGGTTGGTTAGGTTTTTGGATGCTTCTATAATGAAAGGCCACCGTCGGGGAAGGAGAAGCTGAGATAGAGCTGGAAGCCGAGGAGCTGATTGAGGAAGAGGGTGAAGTGGACGGGCTGGAGCTGGGCGAACTAGATACTGAAGAACTAACCGAAGTCGATGGGGAGGTGCTGGGGCTTGCTGATATTGATGAAGACGGGCTGGTTGAAATACTGGACGACGGAGATACCGAGGGAGACGATGATATGGAACTCGACAAGGAAGAAGACGGCGAAGTGCTTGGGGAAGCAGAGGGGCTGGAGCTAGGGCTGGAACTTATCGAGGATGACGGACTGCTGGAAATTGAAGAACTTAAAGAACTACTGGGTGATGAGGATATTGAAAATGATGGCGACGATGAAGGGCTCGTAATAAGAGGTTGTCCGCTATCCGCATACCCGGTTGTGCCATAAGCATTATTTCCATACATAAATATTTTGAACCTATATTAGTCTTCGTATTACGATTTCAACATTAAAGTAGCGATTACATGAAATATCCCTTTCCCACTATCCCCATATGCAGTTGTTCCGTATGAGTTTCCGTACATAGTCTATTTGTTTAATTATTTCTTTGTGGTTAGGTGTGTATTTAGATATAAAACCTGTGGTCACATACTATTCTAGTGTCAGATGCCAGAGTAAAATTACCGCCTGTGTATAAAAGGCAAGTTATTTTTGCTGCTGTGATTACTTGTATTAATGAGACCTGCCAATCAGAAAGACCTGTTCTATAAAAATTACCCGATGTATAAACATTTGCAGCAGGCGTAAATGGAGTTGTCGCATATATAAAATTAGATGCTGTTCCTCCAGTTATGCCAGATGAAAATATTCCAAAATAAACATCGTTTCTATCTATTCTGTACTTTGCTTTTGATGTTGTTACGGATGTGTATGTCATTGAAGAATTTCCACCATATGATGGCTGCCAATCCAATAATCTACTCTCATAAATCGGTCTATTGATAAGATTAACCGCCGTGAAAGTCGGAACGCTCCAAGTATATCCAGCCCCAGCAGAAAGAGTAGCGGCGAAACGTCCGATAACCTCGACTATATCTGTATTAGCGGGAACATTGTCCCATTTTCTTCCTTTTTCATCTGTGCTACTTGCAGCCAAATCGCCAGCAACATTGGCTGCGGGATAACGTGAAACACCAATCCTGACTGCCGAATCAAGTGTTTCCCAAGAAAGATAGGTAAAATAATCGATTTCTTTAGTGGCTAACTCCGAAGAACCAGCGTTACACCAGTTCGTTCCAGCTGTTAATTCGGCCGAAAGAGCCGAGGTAATTTCCCTTATCTCATCCCCTATTCTTTTCCTGATAGGATTTCCTGCCGAAGGGTCGCTTCCGTCCAGATGTTTGATAGCTACTGTTAGATTGTTGGAGGTGACGGAGGGAACTATTTTGTAAGGAGTTTCGTTGGTAAGTTCCAGAGCGTCATTCGCCGTAAAAACCAAAGCTACATTCTTTGTTCCCGCAGAAAAATCAACCAAAGAACCTGCGTTGGAAGAAGCATAAACAGTCACTCTAGTTAAGGTGTCTGGAGTTCCGTCAGTGAAAACACCCTCTCCCACTTCCCACTCGGATT